TCCTGGTGGGTTCTACCAGTACCAGCCAGTCCGACGGGGTGTTGGCGGTGCTAGGAAGTTCGTCAACACTCGCACTGAGACCCGCTACCACGCACGCTGCGGGCAAACCGGGGAGCACCGAGAGTACAGCCAGGGGAAGGGACGTAAGCCCATCTTCCGCTGTGTAGAGTGCAATCGTAAGGACGCCAGGGAGGTTCAGACAGTGAAGAACATTCGTGAAGGCGTGATGACCTTCGACCGCTACATCGCTTGACAACCCGCCACTCATAGGATAGGTTACTCACATGAACATCCGAGAGATTCTGGACCTTCACCCGCTGCCTGAGGGCTACTACTACAAGGTTAGCCACAAGCCTGATACCTATGGTCGTGAGAAGACCGTCATGATCATGCAGTCCCGCGCCAAGTGGCTTGATAAGAAGGTTGCTTCCTTCATGTGGCGTAAGGAGTACTACGATTACGACCGCACCGCCAACCGACGAGACCTCCATGCGTTTCTTAATAACACTGTCGGTGTTCTTGATATGCGTCCTCGCAGGGACAAGGTTATCCCGATGGTGGCTGACGTTCACATGCCGCAGGATACTGAGCCCCGATGGTTCCGACAGGTTGACAACCCCGCACTGATGCGGTAGGTTGTACCCATGACGCACACGGACTGCAACTGCACCCCGCCCCGCCGGGGCCGGGCCAAGATGATCGTCGGCGGTTTTGTTGGTGGTACCGTAAGTTCCTTTATGTCCAAGATCGATGCCGGTATGGTATTCGACATTACGATGATGGTGGTGAGTTGATATGACCATTGAAATGATTCCTGTGGATGATCTGTATGTCCAGTGCTCTTACCCTATGCGGCCAGATGGCATTGCTATGTCAGATTGCTGCCGCAACACCGCTCACAACGCTGTGATCAATGCTGCTGGCAACTACCTGTACCGTTGTGGTGGTCACACTGGATGGGTTAAGCGCGGAGTGCCAGGTAAGATTTCCTCCAAGGTTCCTAGGAAGGTTTCGTAATGATTACCCGAGAGCAGTTCTTCAAGGATTCCCCGCTCATTGTTGCTGCGGCAATCATGGTGACCGCTGTCCTTCTTTCCAATAGCATGTACTTCGCTTTGCTTGGCGCCGGTTACGGTGTCTTCCTTCTCTACAAGACCAAGGACAACTGATGAAGATTCCCTTTGATGCAGATGAGTTCGGTAAGCGTCTTGATGGTGCGCTACTAAGTCTTCAAGATATTCAAGAGGGTTTCAAGCACAACCCTGCCGAATATGACCGTCTAGGTGATAAGGTTCAGGCCGTAAGGTCTTGCATTGACATTCACGATAGCCATAATGCTGACTACCTGGCTGGGTATCTTGCAGCAGCAAGGGGTAGTTCTGTAGGAATGCGACAGGGTTACAGTCTTGTTCGTGGCTACCTCAACGAATATGATAGAGTCTCGTAATGAACTTCTTAGGTGGAGCGGCGGGACTGATTGGTGGTCTCGCCGCTATCCTCTTCGTCATGTGGATCATCAAGTTCTTTGCTACACTCACCCTTGCTCAGTGGTGTATGCTGACTGTTGCAGTAGCCTTCGTGGTCTACGTAGTGCTTACTCTTGTTCGGGCAGTAACGAGGTAAGGTATTCAATGGCTTTGGCTAGTGTGTCAGGGTTGTCTTGAAACATTCCCAAACCGACGTTGTGTTGACGGCATAACAAACCGCGCACAGCGCCGGTAGTATGATTGTGGTCCATAACCAATGCTACTTCCTTTGCACCACAGATAGCACAACCACCGTCCTGCTTCGTAAAGAGGTCTTTGTAAGTGGTATCGTAATCGTCTACGTTGACACCCTTGCGTCGTGCATTGATAGTGTTGATTTGATTTTGGTCGCGCTTTCGGGATGCCTGCTTTCTGTCTTGCTCAGTCTTAAAGTAGTTGATACAAAGTAGTTTTTCGTCCTTAAGAATGACTTGCACTTCTTTACGGCAAGAAAGACAGTAGCCCTTTCCCTTATGCCTTCTAAACTCACTAATTTTGTGATGCTTTTTCTTACCGGTGTCTTCTTTGGCGTGGTACCTTGCTCTTGCTTGAACCTTTTCTTTTTCTGCGGAAGCCCTCACTCGATTAATACAGTAGTATGCGTCGTTGGGCTTGTTGTAGTGCATCGTAACTGTATCTTGACATAGCATACAGAATGCAGTCATGGCGTCTGTGTCTTTGTTATAAAGTCTATGTTGTTTGTTCATACATCAAGTATAACATATTCAAGGTCGAAAACAACACAAAAATCCCCACGCTTTTGCGTGAGGTTACGTAATCGTTATATTTTCCCATGAAAATGGTGAGCATCGTAAAGGTTTCGTAATGCCATGAAAAAGTCCCGCTTCGTAAAGGCGAGGTTTCGTAAAAGCATGTTTCTGCGCCCGGCTTGTCCGGTTCGCCCGGCCCGTCCGGGTTTGCCCCGGTTTGCCCGGAATGTCCGTTTTGCCCCGTCCGTCCCGGTTTGCGTGGTTTGTCCCGCATGTCCGTTTTGGGCTGTTCGCCCGTCCCGTCCCGGTTTGTACCGAATGTCCGATTTGCCCTGTTCGGGCGGTTCGGTCGTTGTGCTCTGTGCTGTTGTCGTTGGCACGACTCTACAGCATGGCAACCCATGGTGCAACCCCTACAGGTGTGATGTACGTCACATCGGTTCGGCTTGACACTGGCTCCCCCATCCCTTACCTTTGACTCATCGGCGCCGGACGGACCGGGGCGGGAGAGGAAATCATGACGATGTTTGCTGCCGGTATTTACTACCGTATTCCTGGCTCTTTCGGGAAGCACTACGTCGATCACAAGATTGGCCTTTCTTTTGATGAGTGCTGTGAATTCCTTCAAATGCTTGCTGAGTCTTATCCCACTATGGCTAAGGAGATTACGGAGGCAATTCTTTTCCTTTCCCCCAACAACGGCACGAACTTTCCCTGCGTGATTCAGGATACCGAATTCCGAATTGAGGCTGGTGTCGATATCTGGAATGGCAATTGTCCTGATAAGTGCCATTGGCACTAAGAATTACCGTTATCCCCTAGTGATACTGCTAGGGGATTTCTTTTGTTCACTACCTGTGGAAAACCTGTGGAGAACTTCGTTACCTGTTCGTTACCGTTTGGGCTTGACCACGGGCGCGGGACCCTGTAAGTTTTTCCTTGTCAGGGAGTGAGGGGACAGACCAAAAAACCCCTTAACGATCACCTACGGTCCGATAACGGCTCCCGACACGCTACGGTTAGGCATCATCCCCCGACAGTGAGGAATGGCTATGGCTCGCATGATGCGTCACGCTGTTTTGGTTTCCGAGCACGCTCACTTCGGGAAGAAGCGCGCTTGTGACTGCTGCTTTTCCATGAAGGACAGGAAGAAGCACAAGCGAATTGCTCGCACGCGGGAGAACCGTGCGTGGAAGAAGGAGATTCACTAATCTTTGTCCTAGGGTATGACAATAAACTACCCTCCCATTCCCTCTACGGTTAGGATACAATACCGTTATGCGAATGATGAACAGCCTAGGCGCAAAGATCGGCGCTTGTCACGACAAACCGGTAACAAAGCGGTGGACCGAAAAGGCAAAGCGCGCGCAAAAGGCAAAAGAAAAGCGTGAATGGAAGCGCGACAACTAAATACCACAATGGGTAGAGTCGAATGCTTCACAAACTTACTGTGATCGAATCACAGAGATAGCGGGTATGAAATCCCGCCACCCATTCATCAATCATTTAGGAGAATACATTGCTTCACACTGTCGATGTTAAGCCGACAAAGGCTAGTGGCCCCGGCGCATTAGATGGGTGGTTCCTTACCTGTAAGATATGCGGTCCGCTTTTCGGTTATTCCCTTGAAGGAATGGCTAATCGGGAAGCCGTTGCCCATACTCACTACTGGATTGAAAGGGATAACGAGGTTTGATTACGGATTCCCCCGGCCTTTTGCCGGGGGATTTCTGTATTTACAGGTAGTTTAACTTTGAATCATCGAACACCTGTACGACACAAGACCGTTACACAACCGTTACCAAAATCTTGGTGTTTGGGGTTGACCGGACCTAGCGGCACCTGTAATGTTCTTCTTGTCAGCAAGGAACCCCGGTCGGCAGGATAGTCCAAAACCTGCTAGCGATCATGAACGGGCCGATAACGGGCCGGGGTTACGGGTTGACAGACAGGCTCCACAGGTTGTAGAGTTTCACCCATCACCACCGGATCGGTTGCAAAAGTCTTCCGACCACACACACAGAATGGATCACCGATTATGTCTGCTTCCCCCGCTGCTGTTCGTTCCTTCGCCGCCGCCGCTGGTATGGCCGTCGGCACCCGCGGCAAGTTCTCCGCTGAGGTCATCGCTGCCTTTAACAAGGGCAAGCCTGCTGACCGCCGGTACGTCGCTGGCGAGCACATCCCCACCGTTGACGTCAAGGTCAAGGGTCAGCGTCGTCCGGTCAAGGTCAACCTTGACGACGCGCGGCAGGCTCTTCGGGACGCTGGCGCTAAGGTGGGCGCGCGTGGCAAGATCGCGGACGCTGCTCTCCTGGCGGTTGCGACCGGTACGGTTACCGAGTACGCTCAGGCTAACCCTGCGCTGGTCGCGGCTGAGTGATTCAATGGTGGGCCGCGCATACCTAACACGCGGACGCAATACCAAATCCCATCGAATCGTTTCCTGAGAGCCTATCTATCGGACGGCAAATTCGCGGGAATGGAACTAGCATACTTCCTGGGTAATGTATGCTCCCCCGTTGGGGGTTACCTAGCCATATGTGGTGAATACCCACACCCATATATGGCTGGATATCTTTCAACGGTTACTCTCAGTGACGAGACAAGTAGTTGAGCGTGCAACATGGTCACGCAAAGTAGTCAGAAAAAACTTGGGTTTCGGCTTGACGCTCCCCCGTCCCGTGCGTATAGTTGTAGTCACAAGGGCAGGAGATACCGGCCCGAGAGAGGGAATCATGACTGACTTCAAGGCTGAGAGTGTTGCCCGTTTCGAGCGTATGGCTAAGTTGGAGCAGTCTTACGATTCTCACGCTCTTTGTCTCACTTTCCGTCTTTGCGGAATGTCTGTGTGGGAGGAGGTTTCCCGCGATAAGGCTATGCGAAAGGATAAGGAGCGGATTAACGCTCTTATTGACGAGATTATCGCTAATGGGGAGAGTGATGCTTTTATGGCATGGCGCCGGGCGCAGAGGGAAGCCTGATTCCTTCAATTCCTGGGTAGGAATTCAAACTGCCTAGCCAGTAATAACGACAATCGGTTTCGGTTGTCACTGGCTTAGTATCCGTTGGTGTATTCCCGCGATAAGCGGATAACACATTGGGACTATCAAATCCCAAAGAACCGGAATCAACCGGACGGACCACATTCACAATGCATTATCCCCCGACGATTGGAAGTCAATGCTTAGGAGATTGTTTAACCGAATCATTCACCCGCGCACCTATCGGTTCCGTCAATTGGCTAACCGTCCGTCCCCATTCAAGGAGAATTGATATGTTCACTGCCGGTTACAACATGCCCGGTTATCTTCCTGAGAATGACCCGGAGACTTTCGATTCTTTCGAGGATGCCGTGGCACATCTCGTTGGTATTGTTGATCACTTCTGGGATGGTGATTCTCAGAATGACAGTGACCCTCGCTGGAATGATGGAATGGATATCACTTCTGACGAGATTTGGCTTGACATTCACACTGCCCTGCACAATATCGGGAATGCAAATGAGTTTTCCGAGACTGCTGGTGGGTACCATTTCTGGATTTCCCCCACGATTTGACCCGCGCGGTTCTATAGGCTAGACTCTTACCATCATCCCGAACCGAACAAAGGATATCGCAATGGCTTCCGGCACCATCACCGTTTATGTCACCGATGATACGGTTTACACTCAGGATGAAATGGATGACCTTTACCGGGATATGCTGAATGAGTGTTATCCGATGGTCAATGTCGCGGGCTGTTCTTTTGATCCCGCGCGGGTGCTTGAGGAAATGGACCCTATTGCTTATCGGGTGGGGTTTAGCGATTACACTGACGGTAATTTCACTGAGGTAGAAATGCCCTTTGACATTTACAATTCCGACGATTCCGATGTTCGTTCTGAGTGGATTTCCGATAACGTCTCGGCTTGACAAGTAGTGCCGCAACACATACGCTTGACACATCATCCCGCACCAATCACTCACAAAGGATAACGACAATGGCTGCTAAGATTTCCTCCCGCTCCTTTGATGTTACCGATTCCTGGCGTAAGCGAATTCCTTTCGACACGCACGGTGCGCTTTCTGCTATGGCTGGTGCCTATTGGGATTCCGGGCGTATGCCTAGTGAGTACGCTACTCAGTACCGGGCGCAGCGAAATGACATTGTTTACACTGTTCTCTCTTACGGCACGCCGATTGCTTGGGTGCTTTCTGATGGTACTGAGGTTAAGCCGCCTGTAAAGTATTCGGTTACTACTTCTAAGCATCAGGGAAAGATTTACTGAATACATTCCTGGGTTGACAACCAATGGCGGGGGATGCGATAGTTAGTGTCCCCCGCCCGACCCATTGGGAATGCTTATGCGACCACTATTCACTGTCAAGATGATTCGTGTTCTAGACAAGATGCTTCCCGACCACATTAAGGTGACTGACGCTAACGGACAGATCATCATTCACACTGGCACCTATATTACCGGCGATCCCGATTACTACAAGCGCAGGAAGTGAGTAGCAATGACCAATCCTATTCGTGACGAGCAAATCAATTCCGAGAGGTTTGAGGGAGAGGCGGTTTACTTTTATGCTTTCGAGCGTACGGACGGTCCCTATTGGGATACCGCGACATATGGCTACATGTATGATGTAATTTGCCCGCGCGCGCAGGATATGTTCTACGAGGACACTACGCTAACCGCGCGTGATGCTTTGTTCGAGGCTGTTGCCTTTGATTTCTTCACCGCTATTCCTCAGGATGGGAACCTTTTCTGATGCTTATTACCGTTCGCAATGACGCCGGTGATCTTTCCATCAATTGCGCTGAAATGGCTGACGTTGACATTCCGAATATGATTGCCGCTGCTGTTCGTGCGGCATTTGACGCCGGGCTTTCCAGTGAGGGCGAGAATTTCGATATCGCGGTGGAATTCTGATGGGACATTCCTTTACACCCGATGGTATCTGTTGTCATTGTAGAGACTATGACTTTGATTTGACGGACATTCCTTGCCCCGGCCCGGACCACTACACACCATCAGACTTCTAGGCTAGGGAGCCTGTAGGGCACACTGAGAGCCTGCCAGGAAGGGCAGGGTAGGTGGGTACCGGGGGAGGGGTTGGGCGCGGGAGACGCTGAAAAAATTTGGTACAAAAGTTGGTACAGAACTGGCTTGACTCTGGGTGCGCGGTCCCGTAGTGTTCTTCTTGTCAGGAAGTGAGGGAGATACCAAAAAATCCCTTAACGAATGTCTGTGGTCTGTTAACGGCTTCCTGACAATCCCGCACCATTCCATCCCGAGAAAGAGAAATCATGATCACTACTTCGATGATTGCCGATGCTGTTCGTTTCGGGAGTGACATTGGTAACCCCTTCAACCCCGACAACTTCATTCCCAATTCCGAGATTTGGGCGGCGTATTGCATGACTGGTGGTAGTTTCGCTGGTACGGCTCGTTTCTTCAATGACATTCGGCGCGGACGATGAATGGCATTCCTGTAGTTGTCCTGTTGGTTGTTCTTTGGATTTGTTGGTTCAATCCTCGCTAATTCCGGGCCGATTCTAGAAATAGCACCGTTGGGTGGTTTCTAGAATCGGTATCCGGCGGTTACTCTGCGTAGTGTGACGCACACCACACACAACCCCGCCGATTCGGCTTGACGGGCGGGCCGGATGGTGATTAACTAGGTCTTGTCAGGGAGGGACGGACCTTCCCGAGAAAGGAACCCATGGACAACCGCGAGCGTTTTATGGGTTTCGATGACAACGGTTTTCCCATTTACCGTATCCTTGACCCTTACGGCGTCTTTCTCTACAATGTTCGCATCGTTCTTGACAAGGACGACCGGGTTATCAGCCGCGAGCGTTTCTGATATCTCATCCTGGGTTATGATGTAAAACTAACCCTCCCATTCCTCGCAATACATTAGGAGAATTCCCGTGGCTTTCTTCCGGCGAATGTTCAAGGCAAAGGCAAAGGCGCCTTCCTTCGATATGATGTATGTTTCTTCGCTAGAGCGTCCCCCGGCTTTCTGAGAGGAATTCCCATGTTTGTTGTTGAGGTTAAGAAGATCAACCCGTTTAGCGGCGCGAGAATGACACAGGTATGGCTTCCTATCGGCCCGGCAAAGGATACTCGCAAAGACGCTGAGATTGCTTTTGCTGAGTATCGAGAGAATCAGCCAAACTACGCCAACCGTATGCGTATTCGAGAGGTTTGATGTGTGTAATTCGGTGATGTGGTTCCGCGATTCCCCCGAGCGTTTCCCGTGCGAGATTTCCGCGCCTAGTCATGACATTCACTACAATTCAGAGTATGCCATTGTTGACAATGCAATGGATGGGCATTGGGAGGATTGATATGAGTAGCATTGTTTCCATTGGTGACTTTACAAACACCATTTGGGCGGTGAAGTATTGCAATGCCGATTCCTGGCATAGTACGCCTAACGTTGTTGCTATCTTCGACAATTGGGCGGACGGTAAGGCTTTCTGCGACGCGCAGGATGGTTACGGCTTTGATCGTGATTGGTTTATCGAAGCAATTCCCTTCAATCTTCCCGCGACTAAGATTAAGAGGTAATCATGCGTATTCACTCTGACGTTATCGGTTACAAGGATATTGTTTCTGCTACTGAGTATGCTGCGCGAAATGCCGGGCACGGTAAGGTCATTCTTGATGATTTCGATTGGCACGGTAGCACTAAGCGCAAGAATGGCATTACCGTTAAGTTGATCGGTGACGGGACCCATTCAAAGAGGCGCGTTAATGCCGGTACTGCAAAGAATGTTGACCGCTATTCCCTTGACTATGCTGCCACCTATGATTCTTGGGGATTCTTCCTGGCATATCTGTTTGCTCTTGATGCCGATATGCTGACGCCTTATGATAAGGGTTCCGATGATTTCCTTTCCCGTACTTCCTCGGGTTATCCCCTGCCCATTGATGAGGCACGCGCTAGGCACGCTGTAGCCGCTCTCTGAGGGTCCCAGGAACAGGCCGGTAGGTAGGTACACACTCAGCCTACCGGCCCGTAGGATGGATTTTTGGTTGGTACAAAATTGGTACAAAGTTTCTTGGGTTTCGGGTTGACAGACCTAGCGGGCAGGGCATAGGTTTATCACATCGGCAGGGAGGGACCCGGCCAGGAAAGGAAATCATGTTCAAGGATGCACAGTCTCTGACTATCGGTGATGTTGTCATGGGATACGGTACCGTTACCGCTGTTTACCGATACAGTGAGTTTGTTGATGTTCGTTTCACCAATGATGGTGTTAACGGTCGTGAGTGCTTTCTTCGGGATGTGATGCTGACGGTTTTCGAAATGGGAAATTCCTGATTTCTATTCCTGGGCATGAATAGAAACTGCCCACCATTCTTGAACAACAACAGAAAGAGGAATCATGCGTACTGAGTGGGGCGTTAAGCGAATCAATGGCGACAGCATTCTTCCTTGTCTTGACGAGTCACAGGCTGATTACTACGTCAATCAGTATGCTGGAATGGGCAACTATTCCTACGTCAAGGTTTCCCGCACCGTTAGCGATTGGGTTTAATACAATGAGCAATACAGCCGCCGGTATCATTATTGTTGGGTGCTATGTTTTCGCTGGTATGATCATTGCCGGTATTCTGACGATGTTCACCCTATCCCCGGCGGTTGTCATGATGCCTATTGGTGTCAATCTCGTTATCGGTATTGTTGCCGCTATCGTCATCATTCGCGCGTCTTACAGGAAGAAGTAACGAGGATCAAAGACACTCAGCGTCGCGCATGATCATGCATGGTCGTGCATGAAAATTCATGGGAAAAAGTTGCCGTTCGAGTAGACAACCCTCCCCCAGACCGTTACCCTTGTGCTTGCAGGGGGAGGGAGGGACCTTCCCCCGGAGAGGAAATCATGCCGAACATTGGTGACAAGATCGTCGGGCGCGACCTTTCGGGAATGACTCGCACCGGTACTGTCATTGAATTTGTTTTTGGCTGGTGCAAGATTCAGAATGGAAATCTTACCCACATGGTTGACTTCCGTTCTATGGCTTGATTCAAACATCCTGGGCATGATGTTAAAAGGCCCACACCCATTCCCGAAAACGACAGAAAGAGAATTCGATGAACATTCACGCGATTGCTTCTGCGGCTGCTATTGAGTGCGAGCGGCAGCACGTTGGAATTGAGCGCCTTTGGACACTGATTCGGGGTTACGAGTACGCTTCTTCGCTTTCTCCCGCCGATATCACGATGGGCAGCATCGCTATTCTTGCCGGTATTGTTGAGCCGGACAATGGCGGGGTTTACCGAAAGACGCCGGTTACCTTTGCCAATGGTGGTACGGCTGCAAATGCCGCTGATGTTGTTCGGCTTGTTTCTGGCCTTATCGTGCATGGCAATGACCTTACTGTCGATGAATGGATTAAGGAGTTTCTTTGGATTCACCCGTTCACTGACGGGAATGGTCGCACGGCTTGGGTGCTTTACAACTTCAAGAATGGCACCATGAATGACCCGGTTGCCCTGCCGGATTTCTTTGGGTGACATTCTCACCTAGGTATGTGAATAAACTGCCTAACCTCCCCGGCCCATGCATGATCATGCGCCACCATGCATGAAAATTCATGGGAAAAATCTTCGGTTTCGGCTTGCACCTACCCCTCCCCATGGCTTACTCTAAAGACACAAGGAAGGGGGACGGACCCCCGGACCGGAGAGGAAATCATGGCTTTTGACTTTGACTTCGAGGATGACCCGGCAAAGTTCGGTCCCGAGGATGAGCACGCTGATGACTTCTTCGGGATGATGGATTGCATTGCCGCGATTGGTAACCCCGATCACGAGTGCATTCACTGCTACTGATCTAAATATCCTGGGCAAGATACAAAAAGGCCCAATCCCCCGGCCATTCTTGGAAAGGAAAAACAATGTCTGCTCTCGCCACCATCACCGGAAACATGCTTACCCTTCACAACAATGGTGTTGTGATTGAGGCGGGCGCTATTGACGGCATTCCCAACAGTAAGCGAATTGTCATTCTTTTTGAGAACGGTTTTGCCGCTTCTATCATTTCTCACTCTGGTAGTTATGGTGGTCGGGATGGTCTTTGGGAGATTGCTGTTCTGAATGAGGATGGTGACATTACCTATGGAACCCCGGTCACTGGTGATGTTATCGGTTGGCTCGATGTTTTCGAGGTTGATTCTGTGCTTTCTCAGATTGCCGGGCTTCCCGATTACCGAATTGCCGGTTACAGCATTCGTCGTCCCTCGTTTGACTTTGAGTGATCGGCAGTCACCCAAAGTAGTTGTTCGTTCGGGTTGACCGCCCCTCCCTGCCGTGCCTATACTTGACCCAACGGCAGGGAGGGACCCTACCGGGAGGGAGCACCATGGCGACGAATCGTGTTCACAGTGTCCGGGCGTGCGCTGAGTGTGGCACCATGGTCGGAACGTGCTTCGGTGCTACGGTTAACCTCTCCGCTGAGTACGCTTCTGGTTACTACAGCCGTGGGGACCACGCTGGAACGTGCGCCACGGTGGCTAGCGCGCGGCAGGCTGAGTGGGCGGCGCGGGACGCGCGGGAGACCAACCGAAAGATCGGCGCCCGTTATCGCGCAATGATTCTTGCCAGTGTCGAACTGTCTTTCGATGAGAAGATGGCTCGTCTTGACCGTGCAATGATGCGTTTTATGTGATATCCGAACAATAGACCCGGGCATGTCTGTAAAAGGCCCCACCATTACCTACAAAGAAAGCAGGAATGACGATGGTTACCACCTGGGCTAACGGTTTTGGTATCTGGCACGTTCGAGTCCCGCGCGATTGTGTAGGCCCTTTGATTGCCGCCCGGCGGGGATTGCGTGATGAATTGCTGTCAAGGAATGCTGACGTTCGACGCAGCATTTGGATGAATCCTGTTCGTGTTCCCGAGTATGACACTTCCGACACCATTGTCTATCGTGAGGGTGAGTGATTAGTAGAATGTACGTTATCGTTAAGCAGGACGCAAAGAACGCTTTTATTCTCGGAATTACCGGGCCCTTTGACGACATTGATGATGCTTATGAGAATGTCAGTAAGTCTAATGATACGGAGGAATTTACGGTTAGGTTCGTTGACCGTCCGTGATGTGATGCACGTCACACTGACCCGCGCGGTTTGGGGTTGACCACGCCCCTAGATGGTGTACGCTAGGTCTTACAAGGAAGGGGGAACGTCCCCCGGACGGAGAGGGAATCATGAAGAAGATCGTTTGGGACCTTGAGGCCGGGGACGTCATCGATGAGGGTACGGTGACCGCCGCGCACCGTTACAGTGACTTTGTTACGATCCTCTTTGTTGCGGCTGACGGAAAGACTCAGCGGATTCACCGTCAGCGTGATTTGTTCGTCACTGTTTACTGATTCAGCAAATGTCCTGGGCATGACATTCTAAAAGGCCCCACCAAAACCCCGGCACCATTCACAGAAAAGGCCGAAACAATGCGCGTTGTTCCCGCTTACGCCCCCAATGGTACTACTCAGACAAAGTGGCACATGAATGGCTATCAGGCCGCAATGATTGACCTTTATGAGAAGATGCTTTCTGAGGGTGACGAGGGAATGCGTGAATGGGTTAAGACGAACATTCGTTGGGACAAGTAAGTGAATAGACCTGGGCATTGTCGGTAAAAGGCCCACACCAATAGCGCACAACAACGAAAAGGCGGGGTTAGGATGGACGTTGGTATCTTCTTTCTGCTAGTGGTTATCTGTTGGCTATTGCTTGACATTAGGGACATTCTCAAGAATCGGCGGGGTTAAGATGGTTTATCAGCCTAGGGCATTCATCAACAATGACGCTGAGTATGACGCTGCAAAGATGTTCCTCGGAATGCTTGACGGAATGCGCCGGGATGATGTGCGGGATATGCGAATGATGGTCGCTACGGCTATTGACAACTACGATGAGGCGCGGGGTTGAAATGAATGTTGAAGAGATTGAGACTCGGGAGAACATTGCCTACGGATTCATTGTTACTGGTGTCAATGTAGAAAAGGCGCGGGGTTGAAGTGGCAAGCCTTATTAACAATGATTCAGAGTATTTTGCACTACACACCTTTTACGAAGCACGAAAGAACTTAATTGAGTATCGTGATATGTGTAAGTATCTAGAGAAGGCGCTATTCGACTACAGCCGGACGGGCGGGGTTTGATGAATGAGATAGAAAGCACTTACAGCAAACGTCCCACAGTGAGACAAGAAAGCATTTGGTTCGGTGGGCAGCAATACCCAACATTACAGGCGGCGCGGGAGACGCGGGAAGAGATAGCAACCCCTAGCGATCCTATTGAAGTACATACCACAGTGATAGAGATAACGGACTACCGGACGGTTTACTGAAAAGGTCGAAGATATAGCGCACCGAACGTGTAGATGAACAAGGTTAGCATTCATGTGACAAAAATGAATTGTTGAACAAAAATTCTGTGACAGCCGATTTTTAGGCATTGGTTTTTTACATATAGCGCCCCTTTTTCCGCAAATTCGGCCATTTTCCGCAATTAATTCCGCAAATACCCCACAAAACGAAAGGATTTACCGCATGTGCTGCATTGTCGCTACCATTTATGGATACCCTGCTGATGTGTATGGACCATTCGATACACATGCCGCTGCAATTGAGTACCGCAATTCTTTGTCTAGGGAATACACCTCTGTTAGTTACTACATTAGGGATATGACTAACCCTGACTAACACCCGCCGTTTCCACTATTGCTGAAAACCATTCTCACACAACACATTTGGTTGAACACGCAACCACCCTGCGGGCGGTGACCCGGTACAAAAGTCAGTACAAAAATCTTGCCGTTTCGAGTAGACAGACTCCCCCAACCCCTACTACCATGGTGCTTACAGGGAGGGGAAAGACCCCAACCGGAGAGGGAATCATGAAGACCGTCGGTACCGTCCTCATCCGTTACACCAATGGCGAGCACTTCGAATTCCTGGGTTACGGTGAGGCACGTTCCATGGAGACGGGGAAGGTGATTACCCTTACTGGTGATAACTGCATCTCTAAGTTCCAGATCACCCGCCGTCGCATCGTCCGTATCGCTTCCTAGTTAGGACTACCTGGGTAAGTAGTAAAACTGCCCACCAATCCCCCGCCCTTTCTCACAGACAGGACAAACAATGGCTTTTGACGAAAAGGCTAACCGGCTTCACAAGATGATTTCTGAGTGTGCTGAGGAATGCCGGGAGGAAGGAAACATCAAAGAGGCTGAGGCTTATGAGGCTACGCTAGAGACAATCGAATCTATCTGGAATCTGTGATACTACCACCTAGGGTATGTGGCTAAACTACCCTCACCATCCCCGGCCTTTGTGGTAAAGGGACAACAGGGCCAAATCACGATATGTCAGGATATATCAGTACAACCTAGGACAAAACGGACATATGGGATACCGCCCATGGGGCGGGGGACAAATCGGACATTGACCCTGGCAGGGACAAAACGGACATTCTGAAAGTGCCAGCAGTCACTCTAGGGCAAAAGGGACAAATCGGACATTACGGACACTGCATGATCATGCACACCCATGCATGAAAATTCATTGGGGATTTTGCTGTTTGGGCTTGACACTGTGCCTGTATGCCATAGACTTAAGGCACAAGGAAGGGGGAGGGTCCCCCAACGGAGAGGCAGTCATGAAGCACAACCCCTGGTTCGCCGCCGCTGTTGCTCGCGCCCACACCACCTACGCGGGTACGGATGAGCACGGCTATGAGGTGGCCGCTATCCGTGACGAGTACACGCGCTCTGGTGAGCACGGTACGGAGACCTGTAAGTGTGGTGGGGATATGCACTTCAAGGCTTCTGTTGGGGCTCACAAGTGCGTTTCTTGCGGAATGCTTCTCACCGCTTCCGGCAAGTTCCTCTGATCTAAGTTCTAAGACCTGGGAATGTCTTTAAACTTCCCACCCCTCCCCATCGAACAAAGGAATTGAAATGAAGGCTTCGCAGATTCTCGTTGGTGATATCATCAGCGGATTCAAGGTTACTCAGGCCGTTGTTTCTTTTGATGGTGAGACAATCACATTCACGATGGAGGATGGTTGGGTTTCTACTTTCGGAATGAATGACTTTCTTCCGGGGGCGCGAATCAACTGAAAACAATTCCTGAGCATGAATTAAAACTGCTCTTATGTGCGCACTAATTGGAAATGCCTTTTATGCTTTCCAGACACCATCCGTTAGTAATTCCCGCATACTAAAATTTTGAATCTGCAAATTAGGTAACAAATTGGTAACGAAGCCCCGGTTAGAGTAGGTTAGCCAGCAGTTCTTCTAGCGTTCTCAACTGATTCTCGATAGTAGAGTTGTACTGGCCTTCGTCGTTAATGTTTACTAGTCTCATTGTTGCTGCTACTGTCTTATGGGCGATCCCAGCGATTTCGTGCTCTTCGTGACATAGGGACTCACAATCATCATCGCACCCTGTTACACACAATCCCGCCGCGGCGCGTACGTTCTCGACATATGCCGTAAACGTCTTAACTGCCTTTGCCTGCAAATCAATGTCTACTTGGTCATCGAACTCGACTGAGTTATGAATAGCGACAAGATTTTCTAACTGGTTAAGTGCCAGTACTAATAGTTGTCTGTCGTTCACTCTTGCAACCCGGCGGTTCCGTCCGCGTTACGAACCACGTTACTTACTCTGACGAAATCTACAGCAAGATTGTACTCGTCGGATACAACAAAATTGCTTCCAAGGTCTATTTTCTGTAGTTCTCTTGGCACCCACTGAACGATTCGTGGTGTCTCTGTGAGGTATTTGTTCAACTCGTTGATGACTTCTTGCTTCGTCTTTCCGTAAAATCTAAGTTCGTAACTGTTCTGGGGGAAAGTCTGTGTTGTGCTGATAGCCATTCTACTAACCTCTCTACTGGTCTAATTACTTCTCTAAAAATGTCGTGCATGGCACGGTGTAGTTCTAGGAACTGCGCCAATGTCTTCGACTCTTCCGGCCCGTGTGTGTCACACGTCAAGCACTCAGTCTTCATACGTGACAACGGTGTGCTCGTCCGCAACGAACTCCCCACCGCGCGCACCTACTGAATGCAACTTGTTCCAAACCTTAATCTCTGCCTTTGAAAAAAGGGTCTTGTCCACAGATGGGTTTATGGTTGAAAGAATGACCATCGCGTGAAGAACTTCTTTTGCGTCAAACTTCTTTTTCATCGATTCTTCCAATGCAGGTAAATGTTCCATAGTCTTACTCTAATGTCGAAGATCGGACGGTTGCGGCCCATCACTGTTGCTTGTAGACCATGACCTATCCAGGCAAAAGCAATCCAACAACCCGGCTGGTACTCGTATATGTCCCACTCGATCAGTACCGGCCCAGCCATTCGGATTCTCCTCGTCGCTTCTTTATATCCGCCAACATGTAACGATGAGCCTGTGCGCAAGCGATAACAACTTTTTCCATGCTCAAGTGCCCGAAAGGTAGCGAAGATGCTTTATACAGGTCGTTGTTGTAGATAATAACTTGGTAGTCCGGCAGGTCCGGGTCAATCAGTCGAGATACCTCGTAGTAGTGCTGAAATGGTAGTTCCGGCGCACCGGCGGCTACAAGTTCTGTATATGTGTGCTTAGGCATTACAGTAGTTCCTCTATTGCTTTCTGTAGTAGTTTCCAACCACCGTCTCCGTAACGGTGCTGCACTTCTCCCTTGATTTCCCCAGCGCCCGGGTCAAAGAACTCTACCTTGTACGTACTCACGTCGTCAGGGTCGATGACGGGAGCGTGGGTGTTGGTGATTCTAACTGCTGTAAAAGACGCGATAGCGTTACTGTTAATCTTGAGTGTCGTGTGCAGCATTCTTCTCCAAAGGAAGTGTGTTGAAATCAACAAGCGTTGCCAGCACCTTATCTGATGGTGTGATCCCGGCGTCGATGAATCTCAGTAATTCGATTTGGATGTGATCTTCTTTGTCTTCTGGACGTAGACGACCTTCGTCTACCGCCCGGCGAATCTCCTTTCTCAAGGCATTGTTAAAATCGTCTTGTGTGGTGACGAGGTAATAGCGATCTTCTATCTCGACCACGCTGGGGTCTTCATTGTGCAAGGATGGTTCAGTCATACTAGTTTCTTGTCTCCGTATGAGATGTTGGTTACTGGTAGTTCTCTACCGGCGATATGAGAGAGTTTTCTCAATGAATCCCCCGGCTCTCCGTCAGTTGCCTTGATATACCCAAGTGTGACGTGAGGCTGGTAGTCGAAAGTATTGATATGTGGCAGTAGTTCAAGGCGGTTGTGGCCTTCTAGCAAATTCTCAGTGACCTTGACCTTACCAATAAGGCAGTAGTACTCGCCCGCGAGCGGGCCTCGCGCGGGGAAATAGGACACGTCCCTAATCTCTAGGGGCTCTGGGGTCCATCCATCAAGCATTCTATCACAGTGCTCGGACCACGTATAGGCAGGCTCCATCAAACCGTAGAGCAACGTGCAGTGAGCGCCCTTGGACCCGACCGGCCCCTTGATCCACCAAAAATCCGGGTTTTCCGAGTAGTACCAGTCAAGATCAGGTAGTTCAATGTTATCCACCTCTAGCATTACGCAACCGAGGTCTTTGATGGTGACGCCTAGGTCTTTGTAGACGTCCGGGTAGTCGTATGAATTAGTCAACGTCTACAATCTCCTTGGTCGGAGTATAGGGGAAGGTAATGTCTACCCAACTGTCCTTACTGGTATAGGTATACCCGTCCTTATCCCTGAAAACCCGGCCATCGATGTTGTAAGCGCGGTCACCTTGCTTGAAGACACTGGAACAACGCTTGTTATGATAAAGCCCCTGGCCGTCTACGTCCATCCACTCATCGTCCTCGCCGGTAAGCGGGGTAAGGGGCTGGTACTGCATCAATTTGGTAACGATCTGCGTCACCATGCTTGCACTGAAACCACTGTGGTTTTGATCAGCGAACTTCTCCACCAGTTCTAGTGCTGCCTTACCTAGTTCACCGTCGTAGTCGCTGTCCTTGTCGAACAGCCCAGCCAGTTCTAGTTCCTGCTTTGCGTAGTCTACTAACATTAGTTCCATCCTGCTATTCTGCTGCCTATTTGGTGGCGGCATCCCCAATGTCCCCGGCCCATGTGTAGACCGGCATCTCCTTGGTAAACCGTGGGAACACTGTCCAGTACGGTACAAAGAGTAAACCCTACGACTTCGCGTAGGGTTGATGGTCTTTCTGTGACGTTTCCGTCTTTGTCGTACTCTTGAGTCTTACCCCTCGTAGGCTTCCTTAACAATTTTGAGAAGGATTTCTTCGGAGACTCCTTCGTCTCTCGCGGTGGCAACCGCTGTTTTGATCTTATCATTTTCTGCCTTAGGTAGTGACTCTGTGATCTTCGATGACTGGTACATCAGCAATGCCGCCTGGCGCTGCTTTTGTCCTAACTCTGTGTCGGGCCACACTGACTTTAGTTGGTCTGCGCTAAACGTGGTTTTGACGTTCTCTGCGTTGTAAAGTTGGACCTCGTAACCACCGTCGCGGGCGCAGACGATTCCCTGCGTGCCGTTGTAATCACCGACAGTGACGAACACCTGCTCGCCTTCTTCGAATTTGTAACTCATACCTTCCAGTCTACCACAGACTTGTAGACCTTGCGACCGTACTCGCGCTTAAAATCGCGGTGGTAGTCGTAGTCGTAACGGCGGCGGGACTTAAGTTCATTGACTTGATACTGCTGAATCAAGACTGGGTCCTTGTTCAAACTCCGCCTAAGAACACCTGCCTCCCCTTTCAAAGAAAGGTAAGAGTCCAGCATGGCTTCAATAAAACTATCGCCCGCCTTCTTTGCCACAACTTCGTCGTAAATTGGGGTGTCACTCATAGTTGACCATGCTGATCAGAAAAGTCTTCATCTTCTTGAGCATTGAATTTCTCCCATGTTATGTCGTTGAATTCGTAATTGTTGAGGAACCACCGGCGGCGGGTGGCTTTGAGTGTTTCAGTCCAAATCTTGGGTTCTGTCATAAATATCTTCCAATTCCCTAAGCATAAGGTCGTGGTTCTTTAGAACATTCAAAAGCCTATCACCAGCACGGGTACCATCTGAGATGTAGACCAATTTAGACTTGACATTACGAATCTCTTCTAGAGTTTCTTTGCTGATCATTAGTCCTCCGTTGTCTCAGTACCCCCGGCAATTTGATCACCGGCAACGTCCATCATCCCAATCGCGGTAATCCAATCAAGACCGTCGCTGCTTGTCACAAATACATAGGGCTCGCCTTCGGCAGTGATCACCTTCATGACGACAATAGCGTCAGAAATCAGTTCGCCCTCATCCAGTTCTGAGTTAATACCCATCTGGTCCAGTCTGTCGGTCAGATCAGACAACAATAATCCTTTCTTCGTACTCACAAACTGCGACGTAGTATTGCTGCCACAGTTCGTCATCACCACGCAGGTTGGCGAAAACCATTTGCTGCTTGGTCCAGTCTAGTTGCTTGTCATCACGTATTGTCATCTTCTTCTCCTGCAAATCTGATAGTCGGTCCGAGCAACCGGCCCTCGGCATGATCTGCCTGAATGAGTTTCCGGTCCTCTTCGTCCAGCAGGAGAAGCAATACGTCGTAAACCCGGTGTGTCGCAATGACATTGGCGCTCAAGGCCGCAAGAATGCGTTCTGCTTGCTCTTCGGTCACTTTACTTCATCAACTCTCTCGCTCAGTAGCAGGTACTTCTCGAAGGTATCTGTGAAATAGTACTCTCCGAGGTCTGCCTGTCTTCTACTATACACCACTGAGCCGGGCGAGAACTGGTCAAAAGTTAAATCTATGTTAAATCCTGCCCAATCCACGTAGTAGTGCTTGATAGATTGGTCACCGTCTTTGACTCGACAGGTCATGATCATAGAATCAGGCAATAAATCGGTCAAGATCATAGACACAACCGCGCAATGCCCCTTGGTGGGGTTGCCCTTGGACCACTTTCCGTCAAAAGGCTGGGCTGTATCGGCTGCATAGACCTGTCTTAAACGTCTATTCAAGTGATCTATCTGAGTATGAGTGATCACTTGGTCCTCTTACCGCAAAAAAGACACTTCTTAATGCGAATAAACTCGTCAGTTGACCTCTCGATAGTCACCAACGTCACAATTGAGCGGTGGCCGGTTGTATTGCAGATCAACCGGCGCACCCAATAACAAAATTTCGTCATAGTCTTGAGTCTACCACCCTGTTCTCATCCCATCTGACATATCTTTCCTCACTGTTCCAGAAATGAAACTTACCATGGTTGGGCACTAGTTGGCAAGTGAAGGTCCAGTGAATGTGGTCAATCTTGGACGGGCAGCGGGGATTGAGAAGTATCATTATGCAAACGACCCGTCGGCCCAACCATGTAGGGCACCTTCAACTTCTGCTTTGTATCCTAGTTTCCACGCATCAACCGGGCGAGTACCGAGAAAAGCATTATTACCGACACACCAATCAGAAGCGGCGGGTTCGTTCATGAATTGACATACTAGTTCTAACAAGTCATCAGGAAGATCGATGTTCATTCCACACCCTTACTCCAAGCAATAAGCATCTCTTCGGCAAGCCTGTTCGCTTCTAGGGCTTCATCCAAATGGGCCTCACTTGTGAAGACAGCAATGACTTCGCTGTTCTTTCCAAACAAAACAGTTGGGTTCTTAATACTCTTGTACATGAAACTCATCGATGATCCTTCCAAACCTTTACTGTGTTGGGGAACTTGTCTGCTGTGATGATTTCTACGGCCTTGGCAAACTCTTGAATCTCGAACTGTGAGTCACTGGCTAGACGCTGCTCAAGAAAAGACAGGACCCCCGCTAATGAGGTAGTCCAAATCCATCGTATATACATTGCGTAGGCCGGGAGAAAAAGCCTGGCTTGCTCTGGTGCCACACCGTTAGCCATTGCTTCCTCGTAAAGTTTAACACTGAGAGTAATAGTCTGATGGAGGTCTTCTGTAAAGACCCCGCCCATGCTTTCTAGTAGAACCCCGCCGCTGCCTTGCTTTGAGTTAGCAGGCTTGCTACGCCAGTCAGTACCGGCGGGAACGTAAAATTCCGGCTCTTCTGTGACGTACCGGCGACTGGACTCATTCCAAGCCAAACCGTCTTCAAGATGAGACGACCCAATAGCGTGCTTTATCCACTGATTCTTGACCATCATCGGGGCGTAAACCTCAAATGACAGCGTGGCATGGCGCAGGGTTGACGTATGACCCTCACGAATCAGGAAGTTGAGCAAACGCTCTTCCTTGCCGTTCCACTCTTCTGAATCTTTGTTGTAACTCACCCGGGCGGCGCGGGTGGTGCTGAGGTCTGTTCCCATGTGATCCTTAAGACCTACATAGCCCTTATCATCTAATACCCGGATATAACCGGCTGGTAGTTCAGTCATTATTTATTCCTAATTCTTTTAATAGTTCTGGGTTACTGGCGATCTGGTTGTTAATGTGTTCTATTTGTTCTATTAGAGAAGGAAAGAAACTGTCGTAGGCCATTTCCCAGAACAACAAAGGCAAAGACTTAAAGCCCTTATCTGTATGAATAGCAAGATCACCGTGCTTGGAAAAACTCACCCTACCCCCGCCGGGTGTGGTGTAGATGATGCTGGGCTCTAATTCAGTCAATATACCCTCTTATTCTGTCTTCGTGTTCGGCGGCAAGTTGTGCCCACTCTTCTACCGGCTTGGAAAATCTTTGACGGTCGGGGGTAACGATGATGATGTTTTCATTGGACACCCCTATGATATAGCCTTTAACTAAGTCAGCCATCTGATGCCAACCAATCTTCGTAAGCGTTATCAAGACTATCATTCATCAGCCGCATAGTCTCCCAAGCCTGTTCTTTTTCATCAGGGTCAAAGGGCAGAGTAGCAACAGCAACCGGCACTTCTAGAACCCGCTCACTGAGGAACTTCTTGTAGATAGCATGTACTGACCATTCGTCTCCCAAGTTTAGTCTTTGAGCGTCTTGCTCTTTTACCGATAACTGATAACCCGTGGCCGGGTCCTTGTAGTAGCGGCGATCATCTAGGACCTGTACCTTGGTTAAGGTAATCTTATGAGTCATCTAAACCACTTCTTCTTTCTTTTTAGTTACCACCCCGTCCTCAGGCATTACTTCGAGGCTCCCACTCATTTTCTACTCTTTCAAGCAACAGTGCCAACTTGTAGACACCGAACACCAAGGTAAGTTCATCAATCGATAGTTCAGCCCGCCCGGCGGGGTCGTTAAGAACTTCCTCGTATTCTTTAAGAATATTAGACTCCCTGATACCATCTAGATGGTCTTGAACATCAAAACTATTGACGTCCTTCTTTACATCATCTACCTTAAGGGTAGTGAAATTTGGTAATTGATCGTTCACTTCTCTAAACCTTCAATTCGGTGTTCCAGTTCTTCGATACGACTGACTAACTGCTTTCTGTCAGCGTAAAACCTCTCCATGAGATAGATAGCCTTGAGAAAACCCATAGCCACAATTGCAGCGTCGGGAGATTCATCGACAGTGTCATCATCTGACAGTACTTCTTCAATCCCCGGCTTTACCTGGGAGTCCTCAAAAATCTTCATCTGCTCATCGAGCGTTAAGGAGTAAGCATCAGTCAAAATCTCACTGACTATTTCATTCTTCATCGCTGTCTTCCAACTTTCTTGCTGCTAGTAGCATGTCTTCTTTAGAGTCACGATATACACGTTCTAAGGTGTCCCGCCGTCCATCTGTAAGGTCGCCGGGGTAGACATGGACGGTAACAGTACGGGGCTTTCCCATGTGCAACCAGTCATCATATTCGAAATTAAGAGTACTGAGTTGAACATCGTCTTTGAAAGAGACGTCGGTGGGGTCTCCCTCTAAAACATAGCGACGCCGGTCTCTTTCTAGTTGACCTTCGTCTAGCCTCATAATAATGCCTTTACGTGTCATCATAATACTGGCTCCCAAACAACTCTAATCTTCTTAGGGGAACCTAGACCTTCCCACCGGCTCTTTTCTACAATGATTTCTTCGCCTGAGTGGTCATTCTCTTTATTAGCGACGAAGAACAAAAATTCCTTATCTCCTACCCCGACACTCATATCTTCGTCAAGGTACATCTCTATAGGTTCCATCGTGTCTCCATCTGTAGGGACACCAACCCTACCACAGACCACCGGCCCCGGCAAGTCACTGAGTCATCCTTCCATAAGGGTGCTTCATCGCGTTCACTTCTCTGTTAAGAATGGCTTTTACCTTGATATAACAACTAAGACAGAACTTTTTCTTGTGTAGAATTCCAATCTTAGAGCCAGGCTCTAAGATTTCGTTATTTCTAAAGCATGTTGTTCTTTCTTTGCACAGAGTTACTTGTCCTGGTCCCTTGAGCCACCATACTTTTTGTTTTTTCTTAGTCATGTTTACTCCAATTAGATAGATTTCTATTCCCCCCTGCTGTTGAAGAACTAAGATCACGTCTCAACAGTCGGCTACCAGTGACATAGTACCCGGGTCTTTAGGTCCGGGAGGGCGGGGGAACTTAGTATGCAACCCTTCGGTCTAGTGGTTAGCAGTGACTAAGATGCTAACAGGGTCATTTGAAATCTCAGAAGGGATTGCGTCCTATGTCCAACAACATTGAGCCCTGCTGTTATTGTTGGTTCTTCGAAGTCTAAGGCTTTAACCGCGCCTTACCTTACGTCTCATTCCATATATTGAGACATTGGCTGTCAAGGGTTTTAAGTTACCCGGACTACTGACCCCGCGCCTTTGCGAATACAGGTGTTCGTCCACCGACAAGTCTGCTGGAACTGAATCAGACAATCCTTGTCGGACCAGCCAGGCAAATAAAAAACCCCCACCGGGGGCAACCCTATGAACGGACTCTCGGAAACATTCATAGGACCCGGTGGGGGTCATCTGTATAGTAGTAAGTATACTACTTCACGAGAGTCTAGTCAAGATGGGCTTGCCAACCCGAAGCAGTGATTTACTGCCTAACTAATAACAACTATAGCACACCCGTCAATCAAGTCAAAGTTGAATGCAGAAAAAGGTCGCGGTACAATATCGACAAAACTTGGGGGAGTTGAGTTATGAAGTTAGGACAAGCAGATAACGTACGTGGCCCGGGTCAAGGTGGTAACAACAACAGCACTGCCCCCGCGCCTGACAACAGCCAACTAGAGTCCGAGATTGCCAAGATCAAAGGTATGATCGCCAGCAAGCAGGACAAGGGTGACTACGCCACAGCCGACCAAGTGAACGGTATGGTTGGTGATCTTCAAACCGAGATTGGCAAGAAGCAACCGGCGGGTACGTATTTGAAGCCTACCGATATGACCAACATGGTCAGTACCCAAGAACTCACAGCAGCAGTCAGTTCCCTTAACTCAGCAATTGATGCAAAGCAGCCAAAGGGTAACTTCGCCACCAAGACAGAAGTACAAAACGTTGCCAGTGTGCTTGAGACCAAGCAACCAGTAGGTAACTACGCACTGAAAAGCGATATGACTTCGATGATCAGTGCCACCGACTACGCAGCGGGACTTAAGACCTTGCAGGATACCATCGCCACCAAGGCCGCGCGCGGGGAGACAGTGAATTCTGTCATCATCACCGATAGCACGAACAAGAGATGGAAACTACGCATCGATGACGCGGGAGTAGTCATCACGGAGGAATACAATGCCTAAGCACCTGACGCTGTACGACGAGAAAGACCTCAAGTCAACCGTGTATGTCAACGGAGCACTGATGCCGTCACTGACCATCGCCTATGCAAGCACATTGGTCAACTCAAGCGGTAAGTGTGTTTTCCCGCTGGTCAAGGCGGACGGCAGTCCGATCTTCAAAGAAATTTACTTCGATGCTTCGTCGTTTCAAGCATGGGGAACAGCAGCCTACCAATTCCAGAATCTTGTATTTGCCAGTGATAAGAAATCAGCAAGTGTGGACGTCAGACAAATTACCGTCAACCTCGGTGTGCTCGCACTCAACCTGGCAGCCACGGGAATTAAGGTGACAGCGCAGTTCCGAGGTCAGTGATAGACTAGGAGGATGATAATTTCCTTCTCAATGCCACCAGACATGGCAATTCGCGGTACAGGATTCGGTGAGGCCGGGTTCAACATCGTCACATCATTACAGGCTAATGGATACAAGGTTCCTTTCAGAGACCCTGGCGCCCCGGTAGAACTGGCCTTCGGTCACCCCGATAGTTGGGAGTGGTCGTCAGAAAAATCCTACAAGGTCGGTTATATGGCATGGGAGTCCACACTACCTAGAGATAACTGGATCGACTGTTTCAAGCAGGTGGACGAATTATGGGTAACCTCGCCCCGCCTGGCAGAGTGGATGAGACCGTGGACCACCAAGCCAATTTATGTTTACGAGCATGGCGTGGACGGCAATATCTGGTACGCCGAGAAGCGTCGACCACAAGATGTGCTACGCTACCTTCATATGGACGGCGCGGCTGTCAGGAAGGGCGCGGGTATTGCTCTAGAAGCCTTCAACCAAGTCTTCAAGGACAGTAACGAAGTAAGCCTGACCTTCAAGTCGATTCACCGTCCACTACTGCCTAACACCCTACCGTCCAACGTCAAGGTGATCAAGCAGATGGTTAACGAGAATGAACTAGCCTACATGTACCGCAAGCACCACGTCTTCGTCAACTCGACATGGGGCGAGGGTTTCGGTATTCCGGGTCTTCAAGGCGTATTCACAGGAATGCCACAGATTTGTACGTCTGGCTGGGCACCCTACGAGGACCACCTGATTGACGATCTGTTAGTGAAAACTACTCTTCGTGACAGTCCGTGGGAAGATACCCACCCGGGCAAGATGTACGAACCAGATTTTGATGATCTGGTAAAAAAGTTCGAACTTTCTCGGGTGCATTATAAAAGATACGCAAGCCTGGCATTTGCGAAAAGTGTTGCGGCACAACGCAAATACAATTGGCAGGAACTGACTCGCAAGCAGTTCCAACAACTTTTCGACCGGATTTGATGTGCTACGATAGTACAACCAAATATCACAGGGACCCCCAGGGAGGGGGTCATTTTTTATCAGTAAGGAGATAAAATGACGGACACACTACCACAGATCAGAACCCCCAAGTCAACGTATACATTCGATTACCCGTTCGTGCTTGAGAAGATCGAGCAGCAGAGAAGCATCTTCTGGACACCGGAAGAGATTAACGTAGAGAAAGACATTCAAGACCTCAGAGCAAACATGACTCCCGCAGAGTATGAGGCGGTTGTAGTCGTACTTAAACTTTTCGTGTTGTACGAACTAGAAGTAGGATCAAGTTATTGGGGAGACCGAGTGGTCAAGGCATTCCCTCGTCCTGAGATTCAGCAGGCTGGTGCTTTGATCAATGCTATCGAACTGGCAGTACACGCACCTTTCTACAACAAGATCAATGAGGCGATGCTGCTAGCCAATGACGAGTTCTTTAATTCTTACAAGAATGATGAGACTCTGGCAGCACGTATGCAGTTCGTGGAGGACGCAGCAGAAGACGACGACCTTCTCTTTGCCATTGCTGTGTTCTCCATGCTAGAGGGCGCGGTTCTGTATTCGTCATTCGCATTCCTCAAGCACTTCCAGTCCGGCGGTAAGAACCTGCTCAACACCGTGGTAAGAGGAATCAACTTTAGTGTTAGAGACGAGTCCCTTCACCACGAACTAGGAGCATGGCTTTTCCGTCAGTTGAGAGACGAGGAAGGCGCGGGCCAGGGAAGACTAGATGCCCTTAAGACAAGAATCGATGAGGCAGCAGACCACATCCTAGAGCACGAAACCCGCATCATTGAGATGATCTTCGAGAAGGGTGAAATCGAGGGTATCGACTTCGATCAGTTGACTACTTTCGTCAAGTCACGTCTTAACCTGTGCTACGAGTACCTTGATTTCAAGCCTCGCTACGAAATTGGCGATAACCCTATTGCTGAGTGGTTCTACCGAGGAATCAACGCACAGCAGTTCGGTGACTTCTTCAACGGTACTCAGAACGAGTACAACAGAAACTTCGATGAAGATGGGTTTGATTTCTGATGGGTATTGGCAATTGGTTGATCACAGACAAGAATGCAACTTGCCTCGTGTGCGCGGGCGAGTACATCATTTCATACAAGACGTTGACGGAGGTAGACCACGAACATGACTTCAATCTATGAAAAGTTCGCCAATGAGCGAAAGGAATTACAAGCCAAGGGCGAGGTCCCTGGTTGGTACACAACCGGCGGTTACCAGATGTTCATGCTCAAGTACGCAGAGCCAGGACAAAGCCTAAAGGACCGTTACAAAAAGATCGCCAAGACAGCCGGTGACATTGCTACCGAACTCTACGGATGGAATGATTGGGAGAACACTTTCTTCGATCTTATCTGGAAGGGTTGGCTTTCACCTTCTACCCCGGTTCTTGCAAACCTGGGAACTACCCGTGGACTTCCTGTCAGTTGTACAGGAAACTATGTCGTAGATTCTATCTACGGATTCTACTCTAGCCGTCTAGAGTCAGCAGTTCTGACAAAGCACGGTTTCGGAACGTCATCATACCTTGGTGATATCCGTCCCCGTGGTTCAAAGTTCTCTGACAACGGCAAGGCCGCAGGCCCGATGCCAGTCATCAAGGGATTTGTTCAGGATATGGACGACACATCTCAGGGTTCGACACGTAGAGGAGCATGGGCGGGTTACATCGAAGCAGATCACGCAGACTTTGACGAAATTGTGACCTACCTTCGCAATAATCCTGATGGTCTCAACGTTGGATGGAACATCACCGATGACTTCATCAATAAGTTGAAGGCCGGGGACCAAGAGGCAGTTCGTCGTTACAAGGCTATCCTCAAGACCAGAGCAATTACTGGTAAAGGATACATGTTCTTCGTAGACAAGGTGAATAGACTCAACCCTGAGTCATATGCCAAGAACGGTCTCAGCGTCAAGGCAAGTAACCTGTGCTCAGAGATTACACTTCACTCTGACGCTGACCACTCATTCACCTGTGTCCTGAGTTCGATGAACTTGGCTCACTACGATGATTGGGAGGACACATCTGCCGTTAAGGACGCTACCGTGTTTCTTGATTGTGTAGCCGAGGCATTCGTCCGTGCAGCAAAGGGTATTAAGGGAACAGAGAACGCGGTTCGATTCACAGAGAAGTCCCGCGCGCTAGGTCTCGGTGTTATGGGCTACCACACATACTTACAGGACAACATGATTCCTTTTGATTCTGAGGATGCCTACATCTTTAACAAGGAAGCGTTCAATCACATTAGAAGAGAGGCCGAGATTGCAAGCACTGCAATGGCCGATCTTGCCGGTGCTCCTGAGTGGGCTGACGGCAGGCGCAACACGCACCTAATGGCAATTGCACCTACAATGTCAACCGCGCTGCTCGTCGGCGGGGTGTCGCAGGGCATTGAGCCTATCGTTGCTAACGCTTGGAACCAGTCAAGCGCGGCGGGGGAGATTTTCAGAGTCAACCCCACCCTTCTCAAGATCATGAAGGAGAGAAACGTCTACACACCAGAGATTGTTGATCACATCATCGACAACAACGGTTCTGTGCAAGACGTTGACTGGCTAACTGGTCATGAGAAGGACGTATTCAAGACTGCTTACGAGATTGACCAAGTTCACGTCGTACAGCAGGCTTCGGACAGACAGCAGTACATCGATCAGGGGCAGTCACTAAACCTGTTCTTCGATGCCAAGGAATCTCCTGCTAAGATCAGCGATGTTCACAAGCAGGCAATGCTTGACCCTTATGTCAAGGCACTATATTACTTCCGCTCCAAGGCGGGCGTGCAAGCCAGTAAAGCAAGAAGAAAGGAGAACTGACAAATGGATATTTCATGGGACGATGATGATTGGGAAGTTATTCCTCAGTGCAAACTAGACAACCCTGAGTGTGTAGCCTGCGAGGGCTGACACTCTTACCTACCCCCCGGCCCTTTGGGTTCGGGGGGTTTGGTGTTATACTCATAACTTAAGGAGAGTGAAATGATCAACGCAAACAGCATTGGTAAGGTCGTGAGCAAGTTCCGCAAGACTCCTTTTGAGGACAAGCGAGACGCAGCATTCGACGGCGCGCAGCCAACAACAGACGCAGAACTACAAGAACTATTTGAGAGCGGGGAACTCACAGTAAGTTACAACCCCGAGAAGACAGTAGAAGATTATGAGGCCGAGAATTGGGATGCCGGTAGAGACCAGTATCTACTCGACCACCCTGAGGAGGATGAGGAAGACTAATGGCAGTTTGGGCAACATGGCTTGCTGACGCACTGAGAGAAACAGGCTATCCGGTAGTTGAGGTTAGTGGCTGGAAGACTCGCGGTACGCGCGGCATGAACGCAGTAGAGGGAATCACCCCTCACCACACGGTAGGTGCCAAGACAGGTAACTACCCATCATTGAACGTAGTCAAGAACGGGCGTGCAGGACTTTCCGGTCCGTTGTCACAACTAGGTCTAGGCCGCGACGGTACATGGTATGTTATTGCCGCAGGTCGTTCCAACCACGCCGGTACTTCAAGTTGGGCAGGATTCAGTAATCTTAATGGCTCATTCATCGGTGTAGAAGCCGAATCAGTGGGTAACGGTAAGGACTGGACAGCAGCACAACTTGATTCATATGCTCGCGGCACCGCCGCTGTGCTAAAGTACATCAGACGCAACAGCAGCAGAGTCGGCGCGCACAAGGAGATTTGTGTTCCTCGCGGTCGTAAGATCGACCCAGCCGGTATCAACATGAATCAGTTCCGCTCGACAGTACAGGGATTCCTTGATCATCCTTCAACACTTCGCAAGGGCGGAATTGTAGCAAAGCCCGAGAAGACATACCGCGTTGGAGAGCGTGAACTAAAGGTTACTGTTCCACAACTAGGAGGCCCTGACGTTGTTGCAATTCAGGGATGGGCCGGGGTCAAGGCTGATGGCTTCTACGGTCCCAAGACAGCAGATGCAGTAAAGGTCGTACAGCAGAAGGTAGGAGTACCCGTAACGGGTGTTGTCGAAAGAGTGACGTGGCAGCACTACGGTCGTTGGGTCAAGTGGCGTGCCGATAAGGCAGCAGCCGCAGCAAAGGCAGAAGCGAACAAGCCGAAGCCTGTAGCACCAAAGCCTGCGCTCACAGTTCCGGCTTCTGCCAGATGGACTAAGGGTCGCGGGTATTTCAAGAAGGGTGACAACTCTTCTGGTATCGCTAAGTGGCAGCGTCAGATGGTAGAGCGCGGTTACGGTCTAGACGTTGATGGTTCATTCGGACCTGACACAGACCGTATCGTCCGCTACTTCCAGAAACTAGCCGGTCTCAAGGTCAATGGCCTTTTGGGCGAGCAGACGTGGAATGCAGCGTGGCTACTGCCTATTAAGTAATTTGTGGTATCATTGGCTTATACAGCAATGAGCCCAACAATTTGACTGTAAATTACACTTCCCCGAACAGGTGAGTTGGGCTCCCTGTTCGGGGATTTTACGTTAGAGCCCAACATGAAAACTTGTTCAAAGTGTAAGAAAACTAAGACTCTAGAAGAGTTTAGAATTAATAAGAATTGTAAGCAAGGACGTACTCCATCTTGTAGAATTTGTATTAATGAATACGAACGAGAAAGATATAAGCGTCCTGATGTTCGTAAAGCGCAAATAAAAAAGGGTTATAATTACCATCGAACCATCGAAGGTAAAAACGCCTACTACTTAAGAAATTACAAGATTACCTACGATCAATACTTGAAATTACTGAAAGATCAGGACGGCAAATGTGCCGGGTGCCTGAACCTAGGTAGCGATGACTCACCTTTGGTAGTAGACCACGATCATAACTGTTGTCCCGAGAAGTCTAGGTCTTGCGGAAAATGTGTTAGAGGTTTACTCTGTCAATCTTGTAACTCAACGCTAGGAAGAATAAAAGATAATCCAGATACTCTTCGTCGTCTGGCTGATTACCTGTCTGGACTTTCCCTATCAAGTGAGGTACAATATAACTAAGTCATTCGGAACGCAGTTAGTGAGAGCGTCTGAGACTTCGCTGGGCCATTCTTGTCAGATGGATTAGCGCGCTTTAGGATGGTTTTATATTACCTGCATCAGCCCCGCTTCGGCGGGGCTTTTGTGGTATCTATGGTAAAATCGGAAGATGTACAGATATTACATCGAAAAGGATAGTCCGGCATTTTTCTACTCTCCCGCCGACACCAAGAACACACACATTCTGGCGAGCGACGGTAAGTCATTCAAACTCAGCGCACAGACATACGCATTCAACACGTATGTCCCAACCAAGTCATTCTCGCTAGAGGCATGGTTCTACCCGGTATCGATCAAGGCTAAGAACAGCATACTTGCTTTCGATGATACGACTGGTCTTTTTGTGGATCAAAACTCAATCACTTTCTCCGTCGATGGTAACGCGGTCAGCGTGCCCTACACTCAGAGAATCTACCATGCCGTAGCCACATACAGTCCTGGTGAAGCAACCCTATATCTCAATGGCGAGCGTGTGGGTGCTTTGACATTTGAACCCGGCGCGGTACGCAAGGTGTCTAACCTTTCCTCTTCGTCTACGTCATCAAGAGTGTTTGGCTCTGCCTTTGCGGCATATCACTACTCTCTGGACGGAGATACCATTTTGAGACACTACGGTCTGGGAGTTGTAGAGGAGAATGTCTTTCAGTCGGTTGACGGTACTTCTTACGAATTAAACAAGTACCAGACGACACCGGTGAACTACCTGAGTTACCGAGATATGGGCTGGCCGGGGCTAGAGAACAACGTCGTAGTCGATAGCACTGTGTCTTCTAACTATATAGACGGTATAGCACAGGGCGGTTCGTGGCAGGTCTCCTATCTTCCACAAACAGACGAGTACACAGCCACCGTCAGTTTTTCCGGTAGCGGTATCTACGTGCAGCGTCTATCAGGATCGACGTGGGTTAACCTAGTTCAAGATGAGCCCATTCAACTATCTGTAGAATTACAGGTTAGAGTTGTCTTTACTCAAGGAACACCGGGATACCTAGATGACTTGACAATCAACATCTACAACAGAACATACATCAATGATCTAGCAGTGGACACTAACTCTGCGCTAGGTGAATACTTCTACCCTCGTAAGGCTGAGAGTAATACAGGATTGATCGGCGCGGGTACCGTGACGATTCCCAGCGAAGAAGATCAAGTGATAAAGGCATACCAGATGTGGGTCAAGCACGACGGCTCAGACTTGTCATTCCTAGATCAGTATGCTGGTACCACATACATCAATGGGGTGCAAAGATCGTTTGACGCTTCCTATGACACGGACAAGTGGATTCACGTCGTCAAGGTTCTTAACGAAACACAGAAGACCTTGGATATTGGAAAGAACGGAACTACCAGAGTCAAGGGTGGTGTGGGTCTTTTCTCGTTGTTCGACTACGCACCGAACGCCACTGATTTGTACAATAACTTCTTTGTTAGATCAATTGTTGCCGATGAAGGACAGCAGGTGGACATTTTTGACTCAATCGCATCTGTTTACGGACACAACTGGACAGTTTTTGCAGTTTGATAGACACTGTGTCATAATATCAATATGAAAATCCAACAAGTAGATGATATTGAGTACGGTGTTTACGTATGGAGAACAGATGACGGGAAGTACGTCACCGACGCCGACTACAATTACATGATGATTCAATCGAAGAAGGGTGACCAATCTAAGATCGCTGCACTAGCAGCCGCCGCCAGGGCCCACGGTGTACCGGGCGGGCAGGCAGAATTTAGATCAGGTCAGCGTCCTGTGTCAAAGGCAGAGTACGAATACCAAAAGGAACGTGAGGCAGCAGGTCACGTACCAGACCCTTACGACCTCGGTAACATGATTGACGAATACAGATTTAAGAAGGAATTCAAGGACGACTGATGAATGAGCCAAAGGTAGCGGGAACACGTCAGCGTGCCCGAGCAGAACTAGTTGAGAAAGAGATTAACGTAAGGTTGGGCAGTTCGCGTAACCTACCCGTTACCCCTCAAGACACATTCGACGTCGATATCACCAAGATCGCGGGACTCAAGCCAAGTGTCAAGAAGCGTGCTTCAAGAATTGAGAAGCGCGCGGAAGGATATGAGGGAGCCCGTTCGACAAGAGTAGAGTGGGACGACGTAGGCGCTTATAACCTATTGGGTATCGTCCAGCCGGGATTCAATATGGACTACCTGGCACGTCTGTACATCGAAGACCCCACACACTACGCGGCGGTCAAGACAAAGGTCTCTCACATCGTAGGACTAGGCTTTGACTTTGTAGAAAGCCACAAGACACGTCAGAAGGTAGACAGAGCGACGGGACCAGATAGAGTCAACTCTATTCGTCGTAACCTAGAGCGTCACAAGAACGATATCTACGATTGGATCGATTCCTGCAACCAGGACGATACTATCACAGAGACTTTGATGAAGGTCATCACTGACTACGAAGCAACAGGTAACGGTTACCTGGAAATTGGTCGTACAGTCTTTGGTGAGATTGGATACATCGGTCACATTCCTGCAACTACGATTCGTCTTCGCAAGGAGCGCGACGGTTTCGTACAGATGGTTTCTAACAAGGCAGTATTCTTCCGCAACTTCGGAGACCTTGACACAGACAACCCCGTAGGTGATGAAGAGCCTAACGAAATAATGCACTTCAAGAAGTACAGCCCTACATCGGGTTACTACGGTGTACCAGATATCATCTCTGCGCTACCGGCGGTTGCTGGTAACAGATTTGCCAATATCTACAACCTAGACTACTTCGAGAACAAGGCAGTCCCCCGTTACGTCATCATCGTCAAAGGTGGAAACATGTCGTCTGCATCAGAGAACAGTCTTATCGAGTTCTTTGAAGGTGTCAAGGGTAAGAACCACAGAACCATTTATATCCCGCTCCCAGCAGACACTAATGAGCGTAAGGTCTCATTTGAGATGAAGCCGGTAGAGGCCGGGACCCAAGATTCATCTTTCGGTGATTACCGCAAGGCAAACATCAGCGATATCTTGACTGCTAACCGTGTACCTATCAGCAAGGTCTCAGCAGCAGAAGGTATGGGACTAGCCGCAGCGCGTGATGCCGATAAGACATTCTCTACACAGGTCGTGGAGCCTGAGCAACTGATCATCGAGAAGAAGATCAACAAACTGGTCGCAGAGAAAACAGAAGCATTGAGATTCAAGTTGATCGAGATGAGTCTATCTGACGAACAGCAGCGTGCAGCAATCGACCAAACATATCTTGCAACAGGTGTGTATGTACCGAATGAAGTTCGCGCGAAGCAAGGACTTCCTGCCCGCGAGGGCGGGGATGACCCGATTATTCTTTCTGGTCAGCAACAGGCAGATATGAAGGCAGAAGCAACCAACTCGCGTGAAAGAGACACCACAAGAGCGGCAAACAGAACTGACTCGACAGGCGAAGCGAGAAATACACAGGGAGAAGGACGTACAACTGCGTAAAAGAAAAGTTTTTTGCTTTTCGAAAACACAGTGTTACGATTTATCACATGGAGATTAAGAAGACTCACTTCGATGTAGCCGGACCTGCACTGCAACTGACAGTGCCGTTTGCCAAGGTAAACGAAGATAAGCGCATCGTATCTGGTTTCGCAACATTGGACAATGTTGATACCCAGGGTGACGTAGTGACGGCGGAGGCTTCTAAGGAGGCTTTTGACAAGTCACGATTCAACCTTCGTGAGTCACACACCAATATCGCTATTGGTAAGGTGCTCAACCACAGAGAAGAAGAATACTACTCAGCCGACGATGACAAGGTATATCGCGGTATCTACGTTGACGCTTACATTTCAAAGGGTTCTCCTTTGGTATGGGAAAAGGTCATTGACGGAACCCTACAGGCTTTCAGCATCGGCGGTAGCGTCAAGGAGTCCAAGTCAGAAATCCGCAAGTCAGCAGATGGTAAGGCACATCAGGTAAGAGTCATCACTAAGTATGACCTCACAGAACTAAGTCTTTGTGACGCGGGAGCCAACCAACTAGCCAACGTATTCAGCATTCAAAAGGTTGCTGGTTCTGACAACACAGTTGTTGAGGGAGAAATCGTTAACATCGATATTCGCAACGTCCTGTACTGCAAGACAGATGGAGTTGCCATTAAGACTACATTGGAGAAGACAGACTGTACTATCTGCTCACGTCCAATGGAAAATATTGGCTGGTTTGAGACCGCCGGGGACGAAGAAAACGTCGCCAAGGTTCGTCAGATCGTCAAGTCATTCAAGGATTCCGAGGAAGGAGGAAACGAAGTGGCAGATAACGAAGAACTACACCACGGCGACAATGAAGAGGTCAACGCAACTGTTGACAGTGCGTCAGCCGAAGACCTTCCGGTAGAGGAAGCAACCAAGACTGAGAGCGACGACCAGATCGTAGACGTTCCAGCAGGTGCAGAGTCAACGGAGCCAGCAGAAGAGACAACTGACGAGAAGTCAGATGAGGACAAGGCTGAGGACGAGGACAAGGACACTACCGACGATGAGATTGTCAAGACAATTTCCGAGTTTCAGGACAAGATTAAAGAGACTCTTGAAAAGGGCCAGCGCGAGCACAAGGAAGCCCTAGAGGGTCTAGAAGACAAGTTTGCTAAGACTGTAGACGCTTTCGAGACGAAGTTCAATGAACTACGCGCCGACGGCGAGGGTCTTAGAAAGAAGTTTGATGAGTTGTCAGGCAAGGTCGAGACTGTAGAAAAGAGTCTTGGTCAGGTTGCAAAGACAACTGCATCTAAGAAATCTGGCGATCTTGGCGGATCAGCAAGTGAAAATACCATCACTAAGAGTAGTGGCGGTACATGGGGCGGCTCAATCTTCTCAGTGGACAACCTCTGAGTCAGTCCTTTAGCAATACCAAACTAAACTATAGAATTGAAAGGAAGTGAAATTTACAGTGGATAACAAAGAAGAACTACTTGAAAAGGTTATCGTCTCTACCGAGATTGGTAACCCCGCCGGGTCCGGCCTACTAAACGCAGCACAGTCAGACCGATTCATCGACTACATGTGGGATGCTACAGTTCTTGGAAGTCAGGTTCGTACGATCCGTATGACGGCCAATGAAGTAGAAATCGACAAGATCGGTGTTGGTCAGCGACTACTACGTGGTGCTACCGAAGCCGTTGACACAGGTGAGAACCAGGGTGTCATCTTCTCCAAGTTGTCATTGACAACGAAGAAACTACGTCTCGATTGGGAAATCTCAACCGAGTCACTGGAAGATAACATCGAAGGAGAGGCTCTTGAAGACCACATTGCACGTCTAATGGCGACTCAGGCCGGTAACGACCTTGAGGACCTTGCTATTAACGGTGACAAGGCTTCAACAGACCCACTACTTCGTGTATTCGACGGCTGGAGAAAGATTGCTCTTGAAGGTAACGAAGAAGGAGCAGCCCACGTTCTTGACCACGGTGGACAGGGTATCAACAGAGCACTGTTCAACAGAGCCCTTAAGAAGATGCCTCGTAAGTTCATGCAGCAGCGTCCGGCTCTACGATTCCTCACAGGTTCCGGTGTAATTCAGGACTACCTATTCAGCCTGGCTGACGGTACTTCTGGAAACTACATTGAGGCTGTTGGAAACGGTATCATCGCTAACGGTCCAGTCCGTACGCAGGGTCCAGCCGGTTACACGACTGGTCAGGCATTCGGAATTCCTCTACAGGAAGTACCTAAGTTCGATGAGTTCAGAACTGGAACATACAGCGGTGCGACTGGTGAACAGCACGCCGACGTATGGCTAACAGACCCTAAGAACCTTATCTGGGCTGTTAAGCGCGAGATTCAGGTCTTCCGCGAGTTCCGTCCAAAGAAGGACACAACTGAGTTCACAGTCTTCACCCGCGTTGGCGTAGGCGTCGAGAACACAGATGCCTTCGTTGTGACAACAAACCTCAAGTTGGCTGACTGATCTTAGTCGAACCAACCAACAAATGCCCCCGGCTTAGGCCGGGGGTTATTTGTTTCTCTAGGTCACTCTGATACAATAAATGAAACGAAAGGATATACAACTATGAGACTAGAAGATTTGGACCGTAAGGCGCTGTTCGAGATGGCGAAGCATTACGGAGTAGAGACGAAGTACAACGACTCTAAGGTCGCGCTCATCGAGGCACTGAGAGAAGACGGAATCACCGATAGTGATATTAAGCAGCCTGAGCCCGAAGAGGACGTACAAGTAGCAGCGAGTCAGGTATCAGCAAGCCACCCGGCGGTTGTCGCGGGAGTAGCAGACCCATTCACAGAAGTACCAGCAGTACCAACAAAGACTCTTATCGTGATGACACGTAAGAACCCATCATATGAGACAGAGGGGCTACGCTTTGAGAGAAGTAACCCCTTCCAGTTGGTAGACACGAAGTTGGCGGATCACTTGATAGAGAACGTCGGCGGGTTTAGAGTGGCATCACCAAAAGAAGCAGCGGACTTCTACAGTTGATGTTTCCTACTAGGGTGACCAGTATCACGATTGTAGTACCACCAAAGTATCGGAAAGTGATACTGGTCACTCACAGTAGTACGTCATTGGAAGACAACAAGGTAATTGTTCAATTCTCCGGTAAAAGTGGTAAAGTTCCGGCGGCGGGGTTTTGAAATCGCTGGTATCAACCATATAATGAACTAAAGCAAAGGAGAGAATATGGACATTGTATTTCCGGGTCAACCGGCAGAAGACACAATTGGTTCTGGCAACATGCCGTCCAACTTCGACATTAAGTTGTACCGAGGCGACTACTTCGAGGCATTTATCGAACTCAGAGACGACGCCGGTACCATTGACCTAACGGGGTATACCCCGAGCATGGAGTTCAAGACTTCATACGAGCAAGAGACAGGCATAACTATTTTTACAGAAGTCAAGTTGCTTGATGGGGCTAACCACATCAGGATTTACATTCCTTCATCTCAGTCAAGAACATTGACCGAAGACTTCTACATCTATGACTTGCAGATCGCCAATGTGAACGGCGATTCAAGAACGTTCCTTACGGGTGACGTACAGATTCTATCGCAGGTGACTAACCAGTAATGCACATCACCCGTGGTCAGCACTTTAGAGAAGAAATCAACTTCATTGACAGCAACGGCAGACCCGTGTTCCGTCAAGATGCCAAAGTCTTCATTTATCTAGAGTACGGCAATGACGTACAAAAGGCAGAACTGCCCTTTGACGGATTGAAGGCTGTTCTTGAACTAGACACAGCCGCAACCCTCGCTATCCCTTACGACAGACTCTTCTACAAGATAGCGGTTGTCATCAACAACACTGAGTCAATTCTAAATAACGGAATTATTACGATAGGAGCATAATGGTACTGCTAAACACAGACGTACTTATTATCAAGATTCCTGGTATGCAGGGACCAGCAGGCTCAGGGGGAACCGGCGGGGGGACAACAACTCTTTCTGGAAGCGGCGTGCCAGCAAACGGTCTGGGAGCAAATGGTAATTGGTACAGAGATACAGTAAGCGGAGACTGGTACGAAAAGGTCTCAAACGTATGGACTAAGAGAGGTCCGACACTCGCACTGTCCGGCCACACTCACACTTCTGCACAGGTAACAGATTTAACAGAAGCCGTGCAGGACGCGGTAGCGTCTTTGATTACCAGTGGTAGCCACACAGGTATTACCTGGAACTACAACGACGCATCGAACACACTTTCTGCAACAGTAACAGCAAGTGGCGGGACAACAGACCCAGAGGTAGTAAGAGACAGTATTGCTACCGCCTTGAGAGGGGTCGGCCTTACCGTTACTGCCGACGACGCAGGGGACACAATTACCTTGACTGCTGACGTAACATCAGTAGCGGGTAAGACAGGATCAGTAAGTCTTGTCAAGGGTGACGTTGGTCTAGGTAACGTGGATAACACCAGTGACTCAGCGAAGCCTATTTCAGCGGCTACGTCAACAGCACTAGCCCTTAAGGCTGATCTTGTTGACGGTAAGGTACCGGCAGCACAACTACCAGCATCAAGCGGTAGCACAACAGTAGACGTTAACAGCATTCTGATGAGCGTCGGTGAAAGATCATTCGATGACTTCGGTTCTGATGACAACGCTCGCGTGACAGCACTTAATGCATACCTTCGTGATCACAACGGCGGACCATCAAGAGCAGTTAGACTACCAGCCCGACAGATCAACACAACCGTACCCGTTTCGCTGTACAGTGGTGCTACGATCCTAGGCCGCGAGGGTCCTTCCAGAGAGTTCCAGCGTGGTACTATTTGGAACTGGCAAGGTGGATCAGGTTCAAATGCACTGGCATTCCCGGCAGACGGACAGACAAGTCAGTCATATCCTTCCGACGGTTCGCCAAGAGACATTACCATGAATAACATTCAATGGCAGGGCGGCTCTTCTACTAACTGGATGCCAAGAAACAACATGAGCGGTTCTGACATTGCCGGTAAGACACTATGGTACTGTGAGTTCAAGGACTCAGGCTGGAAGAACTTTAGCACTGTATGGCACGGTTACACCACAGGCTGCTCATTCGCTACCGGTGTTTCCCACTTCCAGGCAATTGGTGATACAGCGATCTTCCTCGGTGGATCAGAGACAACAGTCTTCGGTCACGACGGTTATTCATTCGCTGCTTCATCAACATCGACACAGACAGCAACGCCGTTTATGCGTTCGATGTTGTCCAAGTCAACAATCGGTAAGTGCATGATCACTGCCCGTACTGTTGGATGGGGACTAACCATTGAAGGTGGATACAACTCGACATTCGATATGCTTGCGCTTGACGCTCAGGACTCATCACGATTCAACGGTAAGATGATGTTGATTTCTGGTGGTACTGGACACGTCATTAGCAATATGTCATTCAAGGGCGGTATGAACGCACCTACAGCGAGCGACAAGGGATTCCTGATGATCACCGGCGGTAGCCAGTTGCTCATTCAAGGCAACAAGTTCACACGCTACCAGACAAACTACGCAGCAGACCAGCCGGTAATTCACGTTGGTTCTTCTGTGGGTACACGCGCGGTGGCACTAGGACTTAACACCTATGACAGATTCAACGATCCTGCCGTGGTTGGTGTGGCTAACACCAACCAAGTAATCAACAACGACTCTAGAGCAATTCTACAGGTGGTGGCGTAATGGCCGGAGCACTTCTGACAGGTACGGGAAACGTGGGTACGGGAGTTTCGGCTTCCGGTACCTCATTAGTTCTCAACAAGCCTGCGAACGCGGTAGAGGGAGATGTTCTTCTTGCATTTATCTACCACAGACTAGGAACAGCACAATACACAACAACACCTACGGACTGGACTGTTGTCAGCGCACCCGCTGATTCAACAACAGGTCTGTTGTCGGTATGGAAGTACACAGTACCCGCTTCTGCGCCTACGTCATGGACGTGGGCCGGGGGTGCTTCGGGAAGACACCTAGGATTGTCATTCAGAACATCTAACATCGCAAGTTCCACACTGGACGTAGCAGGAACATACGCAACACTGATCGACAGTGGTGTAGCAATTACATCAACAACGGGTCCTCGCGTCAGACTGTCTGCAATTACAACAAGTTATGCGGACGACCTTTACATCGGTATTGCTGCATCGAACACAACAGGTGGTGCGCCGGGTGGATTCAATGCGCCTTCTGGTATGACTGTTGCTGGAACTGTCAGCACAGCAACCGGTGGTTCTGATTCGAACTTGACAGTTGTGCAGCAGACAGTTGCTACCGCTTCGTCTGTAGCGATTAAGGATATGTTCTCGTCTGTACCGGCGGCGTCAGGTGCCGGTTTCCCTGTGGCACTTCGTACATCAGCCGCAGCGAACACGGGCGGCGGGGGGACAACGGTAAACCTACCGGTTATGGGAACGCTACCACTAGTACCTAATTATGCTTACCCAAGAAGTCTTGCACAACTAGAGCAGACAGTAGCGCAAGCAAAGGTCATGGCCGATTTCCTCAAGACATATGTGGATGGTGCAACAAGTGCCTAAGAGTCAAGCAGAACTTAACGCAGAACTCGCTCTAATCGCAGCGTCTGTCAATGATTCTGCTGTTAGATTCAGAACGTGGAGAGACCTCAAAGCAAATCCTTTGCCGACGACTATCTACTCGTACAACAAAATGGTGGCTAAGAATGACGCAAACCCGCCGGTCATCAGATATGTTGAACAGAAGCGTACCAAGTTGGTAGTCGTAAACCCTGACACACAGGGTAGAGACATTCAGGTCGCCTACATCAATACGACAAATGCCAACGGTAACTATCCTTCAACATGGACAACGGTACCCGCCGGTTCTCAGTTTGTCGATACGTCAGGTAATACACAGAAGATTTATGCCCGAACACCTACGGGGCAGGCAGTGTCGGGAGCAGTAACGATTATGGTATATACGGAGATTACAGTATGACAGTACAGACAATTGACCCAGCATCTATTCCGGTAAGGTTTACAAATACTTATTTGACGGAAGTGACAACATTGTCAACCAACTACCGTCTTATCGGTATGTCTCCTGACGCAACAAAGATTTACGCCCGAGGCATCACGACTAACCCCGACAACCAGAAGACACTTTACCAGAGTGTTGACGACGGTGATAACTGGACGACAGTTAACACGTTTGCCTTCAACATTGAAGGAATGACGTTCCTCGACAACGGTGAAGTCATTGTTGTTTGTCAGGGTGGTACAGCAAGTCCGGGTTATTTGTACAAGAGCACTAACTGGTCACCAAATCCGGCAACCGCCACATGGACAAACGTGTTTCAGACACAGGCCGGGTACATCAGATCAGTATGGGGAATGAATCAGTTCTGCCACGCAGAAAACTATATCGTGACATGCGAATACGGTGTACAAACAGATTCAGGAACAGATCAATCAGCCAAGGCAACGAGAGTGTATTGGTCAGAAGACGCGGGTAATACATGGAGAGTCATCCTAGACCTTACTGTAATGTTCCCAGGGGTTGTCAACCTTCACTGTCACGCAGTAGCATACGACAAGAAGTGGGACAGAATTTGGTTTACCTACGGAGACGCCAGTGGTCACCTTGCTTCTAATAAGTCTCTGGTGATGTACTCAGACGACCATGGTTTGACGTGGGACTCATTCACTGTTCCTACAGAATGGACAGGAGCCGGTACTTTCCAGTCAACAACTATCGCTTTGACAGAAGAGGCAATCGTACTTGCACCCGACGGTGTTCCGTATTCAACAAAGACACTACTACGTGAGGGATACCGAAAGCAAGGTGGTTCTCGTCTTGGTGCAGTATGGGCCGGTAACACCGGAGCCCAGGGCATCGCTTACTGCGCATTCAAGTCGAAGCACCTTTCGACAGCACCGATGTTCTTGACTACTCAGGGCGCGTCAGCGCAAGTGCAAGCACTCATTCTTGTGAACCCGCTAGGTAAGGGCGCGGAATGGATTGAAATTTTCAGAGACACAACAAACAATACTTCAACAGTACACTTTATCGTGGGTCCTACAGCAAGAGGAAACGTTGTTTTTGCACTTGGTAATACAATGAGAAGAGCAGTTTACTCGCCTCCGGCGGGTGGATACTCAGCAACATATTCTGCAACATACTAAGGAGAACTAAATGGCCTTCAATTGGCTCAAAGCGGTGCCGGGGCTTGGTCGCGTTCAGGGTTCGGGTAATCCTGCTGCTGATCATAACTCAATGTCAGAATCATTGACAGAAACTCGTCAGAACGTTGACGCGCTTCATAATGACCTTGTGTACGTGCTGCCTACAACATATACCGATAATGACCTAGCGGCTGCCCTTGCCGCTGCTCCTGCCGGGGCAAAACTAGTGGCAGTTAAGGTTCATGGTTCATAATGTCGAGAACGAGACTTTTCCACAGATGGGTAGACAATACTCCCGAGGGCGTTGTTGAGACGTACGCCAGACCTTCCGGCGCACCCGCAGCATCAACCAAATTCTCTGTCACGGTGAACAATAATAACTCCGTTGTCTACGGAACGCCGGTAGAAAGTGGAGAAAGTTTCAACTCAGGGTACTTCACGAACTTCGCATTCAAAGATGGTCACGTTGTTGTCAGAGTAACCAACGACGTGGCTGTCAATGAAGTCAAGATTATGCCGAGCGAGAAGAATGTCGCTTACGAAGTCAACAACAGAACAATCTCGTTTCAGATCGAAGAGCCGGGCAACTATGTGGTATGGGTGAATGGTAACAAGCGAGAGGGTCTTTACCTGTTCGCCAATGCCCTTGAGCCCAAGCCTGCGGTTGGTGACGTCACATATTACTACGGGCCGGGGTTCTATGGTGGAACTCTCCCCAATGGAACAGCACTCACTAATCAAACACTAACACTTAACTCTAACCAGTCGGTGTACTTTGATGGTGGAGCATACTTTGTGGGTCACATAAACGTCGGAGCCCCCGTGCCGACCGACGGAGCAAGTTACGCCAACACCAACATCAGAGTGTCGGGTAACGGTATTGTTGACAGCAGCCCACAGGGCAACAACCAGGACATTCTCGGAACAACAGAATCACGCTGGGGACGACCAATGATGGTCAACAACGTCAACTCAGCAACCATTTCCGGCTTGACGATGCTGTCAGTAACCCATTGGGGAGTTATCCTGGCCGAATCCTTGAACATCAACCTCAACGGTGTCAAGATGTTCTCATGGCGCAACCGAGCAGGAGACACCCCTGACGGTATCGACATTATGGGAAGTTCGTACGTCAACTTCGACAAGGTTTTCATTCGCTCTCACGACGATGCATCAGCAATTAAGAACTTCAAGCAGGGCAATGGAGCGTCATCGCCAAATGGTTGGTCCGGCAGTACGGAGCAGATCAACTACAGCAATTGCTTTTTCATCAACGGGCCGGGTGGTAATGGTTCAGAAATTGGTTATGAGAACTTTACGACCAAGGTTGACGGTACACCATTTACCAACAGAACCCCGACCAAGTTGGGTGACATTTCGTACAAGAAGCACACCGTTGTAAAGTTCAGAGACCCGAACATCAATTACCGAATGGCTGCTCTCGGTATCCACCTGGTTGACCGCCTGCCGCTGTCCAATGTTCTTTACGAAGACGTGGTGGTCGAAGACGTGGTCAATGGACAATTCAGTATTTGGGTGGGTTCATTCTATACTAGCGACTACAGCAGTTATCCAAACGCAACAACCGAAGAGGCGCGATGCGCCATTTCAAATATCACCTATAGAAGAGTGAAGATCAACACGTCAGGTGTTTTCCCAATTCATTTGCAAGGTGGTAGTGCCAACAAGCCTTTGAGCAATGTGACTTTCGACAACGTTTACGTTAATGGTCAAAAGGTGACAAGCGCGGGTTCGGTGGCAGACAAATACACTTGGGAAGAATCTAACGTACAGGGGCTTACATTTCTATGACAACTAAGAGAAACAGTTTCGAAGGCATTACTTCAGGAACAACAGTCACAACCGGAAACTCGGGCGGAGCCTCGGGAGACGCTTTTGATGTTGTGTCGGGTCAAATCGTAGCACAAAGTACAGCAGCGATGGTGGGTATTCGTGGAGCGACAGCGACATTGACCTCATCGACAGAATCATATGTCGGGTGGAACGTCAGCGGAACGACGCATTGGGCTTCGGCATATCGTAAGTTCCCAATCACTTCGACCAACATTCCGTTCAACCAGAGACTCATTCGTGGCACCAGCGCCGGTACTACGGTTTGGGAAGTACGATTCAACACCAGCGGACAACTAGACATGCTGATCGGCGGTACTCAGAGAATTTTCCTTGGTGCGAGCGCCTACGTCGCTAACTCCATTTACAGAATCGAAGTAGCAACAACGGCCAGCAGCGCAACGCTTTCGGTATATCAGGGTGACTCAACAACTGCGCTGGAAACAAAGACATACAACGGAACCGTGGGATCGATCGATCAGGTTAGACACGGTCTGTTCAACGGTGCTGCAATTAGTGGTTCACTGGACTTCGATGCAATCGGCTGGTCCGACACCGCATCATTAGGACCATACCCGGTTCCGCCGATTGTCAGCGCGGGTGTAGACCAATCTGTCAATGCCGCCAGCACGGTAACTCTTTCTGCCATGTCAACCGGAGGAACAGCGCCGGTTTCATATACGTGGTCACAGACAGCAGGACCAACGGTAACGCTGTCATCCACCAATGGCGCCAACGTCACATTCACGGCGCCCAGCCAGACAACAGGAAGCGTACTGACATTTGGTGTAGTTGCCACGGACGCCAATGGTCTGGTCAGCGCACCGGATTACATTAACGTCAGTGTAGCGGCTCAAGCATCTACAGCCGGTGCTCCGTCACAAGTGCCTTTCGGTTGGAATGAAGTTCGCCTCTACGTCAAAGAATGATTTGGGAATCAACCAATCCGATGTTACTATTGAACAAATAAATAATAGGAGTTTTCATGGCTTTTTTGAAACCAACAGTAGTTCTAGTTAAGGTCCCAGGCGTTCAAGGACCAGTCGGTCCCGGCGGCTCTGGCGGTGGAACTGGATTCACGTATCGTAGTGGTTCCGGCGTTCCATCATCTGCATTGGGGTTTGTCAACGACTGGTATCTTGATACTGCAACCGACGACACCTACGAAAAGACTGGAACGTCCACATGGACGAAACGCGGTAACACGAAAGCCACGAAGGCAAGCGTAGACTCTGTACTGACAACAATTGCCACACTAGCACCCAAGGCCAATCCTACATTTACTGGAACGGTCTCGGGTGTTACCAAGGCGCACGTAGGACTAGGAAACGTCGATAACACCGCTGACTCTGCAAAGCCTGTTTCATCAGCGCAGCAGTCAGCCATCGACGCTGCTAGACTTCGTGGAAACCACACCGGAACACAAACTTCTACAACAATTTCTGACTTCGTAGAAGCAGTTCAAGACACCGTAGCAGGAATGCTTGTCGCAGGTTCTGGCGCTGTATTCTCCTACGACGACCCAAATGGTAAGTTGACATTAACAGTTACCGGCGGCGGAGGGAGCGGAGGAGTAACTGACGCTGAAACCGTAAGAGACGTGATTGGTTCTGCAACGGTAGCAGGACCGGGTATTCAAGTGTCTTATGACGATGCCAACGACACTATTACCTATAGCGCACTACTGAGAACAGTTAACGGTAAGGCACCAACATCAGGTGACGTGTCATTGGCTATCTCTGACATTACAGGACTACAAGCAGCCCTTGACTCAAGAGTGCAAACTTCAACATATGCAACTGACAAGTCAGACTTGACAGCATCGATCAATCTTAAGGCCAATACAGCAAGCCCAACATTTACCGGTACTGTTAGTGGTGTGACGAAGGCACACGTCGGTCTTGGAAACGCGGATAACACATCCGACGTTAACAAGCCTATTTCGTCTGCTACTCAGACTGCTCTTAGCGGCAAGGCTAGCACAACGCACACTCACTCAGCAACAGACATTACGTCTGGCGTGATGAACATTGAGCGTGTCGTGCTGGGAGCCACCGTTGTTGTTGATTACTACAAGTCAAGTTACGGCGCTGCAAACTCATGGCCTAGTTCCCGTCCAACTAACAGAACTGACATTACCATCATTGCGAAGGGGCCGGGTGCGCTTGACGGAACTCAGCCTCCTCTTTCATGGATGCTTGACGGAGACGAGTGGGATAGAGAATCTTGATCGACAGGTACACACTCAGAGAATCAAGAAGTATTCTCAAGCGATATGGTTACCCTTCGATCAACGTAGCCAATACAGATTACAACCGTCGTGAACTACTGACGATTGGTCAGTACCAGCCGGACAACACAAACTCAGGTCCACTTTCCGACGTTGCTCGTACTGTGGTGTCAAGAAACTACTTTTTGACAACGCCGGGGACCGTGCTTGAGAACCTTGATATCTATGGAACAGTAGACTTCCAGGCAGCGAACATCAAACTCAAGAACTGCATCGTGCGCGGTACGACAACAGCACCGAGCAGTGAGCGTGGTTTGGTAATGTCAACCAACGCGGCGGCAGTAAATTGTGTTATCGAAGACTGCCTATTACAACCTCAGGTACCTCACTACAAGTGGAACGGTATCACAGGTCACGACTACACAGCCAAGCGCGTTATTACCAGAAACACCACGGACGGATTCGGAGTATTCAATACATCAAACCCAGGTGGACCACTCAACGTCAACATTCTTGGTTCATGGGTAGACAAGATGGTTTACTGGTTGAACGACGATGGAATTCACACCGACGGTACACACAATGACGCAATTCAAATTCAAGGTGGTACCGGCGCAGTGATCATCGGAAACAGACTAGACGCTTACCTTAACCGTAACTTCGGTGACGGTAGAGCGCAATACATCACTGATCAGTACGCATCACGAAACAACGATCACGCACTTTCCGTATTGATGGTCAACAATAATAACGGAGTAGGCCCAACCAGCGGTATCACATTCACTGACAACTTCCTTCGTGGAGGAGACATTGGTGTGAATGCTGGTAGTTCGAGACTGGCCGGGTTTGATCTAGGAGTATTCCTAAGAAACAAGTTCGCCAAGGACGCAAGACTCATGCAAGCGGGAGCACCATTGTCACTTAACTTCAACTCAACGGCAGTCGTCAATGTCGGTGCAGGTACAGCGGACAGAAACACCTACATCGAAGACGGTTCCGAAGTATTGCTGGTGAGAAACTAATGCCTACAATAGTTGGTAAGTCTGTCGGTGCGTCAAGCACTGCTTCTGTTACTGCTTTGGCAGCGCAGAACACCCCCGGCTCTGTCGGGGGGCAAGTAGGAGACTTGATCATTGTCGCTGCTTCACAAGAAAGAAGCGGTCTACCAATCGTCAACTTGTCTGACCTCACAGAGATTAGAACTACGTCGGGCGGTTCTGATGCAGCGTATGTTGGTTGGAAGCGACTAACGTCTGCTGACCTTACAGCAAGTGTCAGTGTGACAAGCAACGCCGGGGCGAACAGAAGAATGCAGATCGCCTACGTCGTCTACCGCAACGCAGCAAATCCGGTGTCTGTCATCACAGAAAGAGTATCCAACGGTAACGGCGTATTGACGTCTATTCACCCGAACATCGGCATCAACTCAAGCAACGTACTACTCATGTCAGTTATGAATGCTTTTTCCAACGTAGTTCCGTATTTGAGAACATTCAACAGCGGATCATCATGGACAACACAGATCAGCGCGGGGTCGGCACAGACAGACGCCGTTAACTCGTACGTTCACCTAGCCACAAAGCAAGTCAGCAATGCCAGTGGTAGCACACAAACAGGTAACGTCGTTACTGATACACAAGAGAAGTTCACTCACTACACAACGACAATTGCGATTAACCACCAGAACGCAGCATCACCAATTTTGGTGAGCGCGAGCGCGGACGTGACAGCAGCACCTTACTCAAAGGTCACACTGACAGCAACAGTCACGGGCGGGGTAACGCCTTATAAGGCAACGTCATGGTCTCAAACATCAGGCCCAACATTGTCAACTACAACGAGTGGCAACAGTCTGATCGTCACCGTACCACCACTAGGGTCTCAAACCCTGGCAACATTCCGGTTCTCGGCTTCGGACAACGAAGATGTGAGTGGATTTGATGAAGTTGTCATGACAATTCTGCCTAACAAGTTCGTGATCAAGCGCGGGGGGCAGGTGAAGTTCTTTGAGAAATTCACCAGAAGAGGCACAAAACTTGTTAGTGCGGCAAACACAATTGAGATTGGTCAGGGACAAGCACCTGCTACAGCAACAGTCACTATTACAAGTCCTGCCTCTGGCGCGACAGTAGTAGACAACTTCGTACTAGAAGGAACAGCGAGCGACGGAGAACCCGTTGTCGCATTCGTCAGCCCTGCCAGTGGCGCAGATGTTTCAGGAACAATCACCGTCACTGGTACTGCGTCAGATTGATTTATACTAACTTATACCGTAATATGGAGATAACATGGCAATTCAAAAGGTAACTATTTACAACGGCTCAACAAGCCTGGGTGACGCCACCCTGTCAGGAAACAACTGGTCCAAGTCAATTGATACTTCATCGATGGCAAACGGCACACTGACACTTCGCGCAGAAGTGACGACGGATCAGGGTGTGACCTCTTCTGTAACTAGAACCTTTATTGTCAATAACACTCCTCCTCCTTCTGGCGGTACTGAGAACACAGATTTCCCACAGGCGATTGGTACAAAGACACTGAGCGCCCGACAGACCTTCACTACAAGTTACAAGGATATGTTTGGTGCTGCCTTCGACCCTATCACCAATCAGGGAGACCAGCCGGTCAGAACGCCGACTCGTACAATTATCCTCAACGACCTTCCTGTTTACACGGGAACCGTGGCGGCGGGTACTGATTTCGAGAGGCGTTGGATGGGTTACTTTGGTAACAGAAACGGTTACTCTGGTACATGGCAGCAGAACGACAGAATCATCATCACGGGCGTCAACCAAGCGACTGCTTTGAACCTTGACATTCCACCTTCATGTAAGAACATCGAAATTGTCATTGGTACAACTTCTGCATCTGGTGTAATTCAGTTCTCTCACGCAGACTCAAACACAGGTCTAATGAGCAACCACGCAATCCGTATTCTCGGTAACAACTCAACAGAGGCCGGGTCTGCCAGTGGTATTCGTATTAGAGCAGCCAGCAGGAACTACCCAGCGGTACTGGAAACACTAGGAGCCGTTGGCCGTACAGGTCTTAACCAGCAGGGTAACACAATGATTCTGTGTGACCCTTACACCAGCGATATCATGATTCAAGACGTTTATGGTATTGGCGCTCGCGCAGCGGGCTTCTTTGCCTACCGCGCTCACCGTGTATGGTACAACCGTTGCACATCGACTGAAACATGGGCTGACGCATTCCACGCAGCCAACGGTTGTGAAGATATCCTTTACACTGACTGCACATCTCAGCGCAGTGGTGACGACGGTATCGCACCGGTTCGTTACAATGGTGAATCTGACGCATCTGACTCAAAGCGTATTGCCTACATCAGACACCGCGTACAAACAACAGGTCACGGTAGAGGCGCGGTGACGATCTGCAACTCTGACATTTATTGGGACCAACTGTACGTCGAAGGTAGCGCAGCGGGCGGTTTGCTGTGGGACAGAGAAGCATCCGGCTCAACACCTTACAAGGGTATCTATAACGCACTAGCACAGAGAGTACACCTAAAGGGATGCAACTGGTCTGAGCAGGACCACGGATCACTCTTCCTAAACAACGGAACAACAACAGAAAGCGTCATCGGTAAGATCGAATCAATCTTGATCGAAGACGCCAACCCGAACAGAAACGTAGTTCGTGGTGTCGGTGGTTCCGGCGGTGTCCTTGAGATTACTATTAGAGACGCACAGGCTGTCGGTGGACCGGGTAACTCGAACTGGTTCGGCGGTAACAACCTTTCAAGAATCAGTTTCACGCCAGGCGCGGTTAGATCAGAAACAGCGGGTGCCGATACGACACCACCTACACTGGTATTCCTAACCCCAGGAAGAAAGGCCACAGTATCAGGTACACTGACAGGATACCCAAAGAACTCAAGTGGTGTTCAAACACTTGGATCAACTGATCAGTACAGAAACACCATGGCGATCTGCTTCTACGCAGGACACGTTACAGGTATTCACGCAGATGGTGTGCAAGTCAGCATCGGAAACACACTACTCGGTACCGTTGCCAAGTCTTCACTTGACGTGGCCGGACGCGGGTTCTTGGATAACGTCGATACTACAAGATTCACTAACGGCAAGGCTATCATCACTCTGAGCACCAAGTCTTCATCAGGTAAGACAACCAAGAAACTGTACAGAGAAATTAACATCAACAACAGCGTGCCAGGAAGCCTTTCAGGAATGCCTACAGGTTGGAACGGTGAGGCTCTTGTTTCGACATTCGGAACAACTACCGTTGTTGACCGTGGTGTACTCGGAATTACTACATCAACAAGTTCGTCCGGCGCTGACACCAGCGCACCAAGCGCAGTTACCAATCTCAGAGTTACAAGAAACTCTGCCAGTTCTGCAACCTTGAACTGGACTGCTGCAACTGACAACGTAGGTGTGACTGAGTACAGAATTTACCGTGGTGCAGGTAACACAACTCCTACATTGGTCAACACAGTGACTTCAACTAGTTACAATGATTCATCGCTGACAAACTCTGCTTCTTACGTCTACCAAGTTGCCGCAGCGGACGCGGCGGGTAACGAGGGGTCAAGAGTTTCTGTCACTCTTGCAGCCGCAGGTGATACTACAGCACCGACAATTCCAACTAACGTTACTGCTCAAAGAACAAGTGACACGGGCGGTACTGTGACGTGGACGGCGAGCACAGATGCAGTAGGTGTTACAGGATATAGAGTTGTTCGTACTTCACGACAGAGCGGTAACGTCGTGACCAACGAAGTAACTTCTGGTACTTCCTACACATACTCAAACCTGAATTCAACAAGTGTCTACGACGTGACTGTAGCAGCATACGACGCAGCGGGTAACTTCTCGTCAACCGCAGCAACAGTGCTAAACCTTTACTCTGGTCTACCTGTTACTTCTGCAAACACCTTGATGTTCGTTGATGCCAACGACACAGGTGCGGCGGACAGTTTGAGAATTACTGATTTGACAGACCAGAAGACAGGAAAGGTCTTTGCTTGGAGCACAGACTCTGAGCGTCCAATTGCCAGAACTCTTGCTAACGGAAGAAAGGTTGCCGAATTCCTCAACGGAAGAGCATTGATCGAACAGACCGGAATCGCGGGTCAGTCTTCAATCACTGTTAGCATGGTCATGGCTCAGAGATTCTTGGTAACAGCACTAAGATCAGGTTACATTTCTGCTACACCAAGCACAGCAAACGACTATGATAAGACAGTTGGTCAGTGGGCAATTGGTGGTCCAGCAGCAACAGGAGAAACCGCGCTACAGTCGATTACTGTAAGTGGAGCACCGCAGACCGGTGGTTCATACACAGGTTTCTCTAGAGCACTTGACACATACTCAGTTGTGCAAGTTGTTCTTTCTGTAGACGCTGCTGCGCCGGTTGTATATGTAGACGGTGTGCAGTTGACAACTTCCGCAACCAATCCTACTAACACAGGAACACTATTCCTTGATAGAATCCTTCTAGGTGCTCGTTGGTTCGACGGTGGACCTAAGGACGGTCAGCAGTTCCGACTTGGAGCATTGGCAATTCACCAGGGTAAGTTGTCACAGACAGATAGAAACGCTATTAGAACTTGGGCAGTTGACAAGTTCGGAACTCCGGCACCATAAGGTATAATGAGGTCAAATGATTATTTACAGAGATACTAACTCAGATTTCGTGTTCCAGCACCCACACCCGGGTCCTTTGTCTGTCAGCATTCAGCGTGATGGCAAAGAACTAAGAAAGGTACAGAACGTTACACCGGTTGCCGGTAGATATTCGGTTAAGTTGAACTACAGCGAAACCAAGTACGACGGTAAGGTCTTCTTCGTGTGGACAGGACCGGGCGGGTTCACAACCAAGAACTCTGTTGATGTGTTTACCCCCTTGGTGCCTCTCAGTGTGATCAAGACCTACTTCACCGATATCAAGAGTGACAATGAACTACAGACTATCGAGAACCAAGTAAGACTTGTCATCGAGTCCTACACAGGCCAGAAGTTCGGTTTGTTCAAGGAGGTCCGAGAGGGCAAGGCAATTAATGGTTCACGCATGGCGCTTGGCTCACCACTCATCAGTATCGACCCAGAGACGCCGGGTATGTGGGTAAGCGATGCTACGATCACAGTTGGTGGCAACTACATTCAATTACCTACCGTTTCATATATGACCTTGAAGCAAGCACCACCCGAGGAATACTTGAATCAGATGGTAGTCGGCGGTGTCATTAGAACACCTAACTACAGATACTCATTCCAGCCTGACGGTCTTTACAGAATCTACGGAGAGTGGGGATACACACACATTCCCGCCGACGTACAAGAGGCAGCACGTTTGTTGATCAATGACTACTCATGCAATGACTCAGTATACAGAGAACGCTACTTCGAGAATGTCAGTTACGACAGAACTACCCTAGGTCTCAACGCGCTAGCGTTCCAGGGCACGGGAAATGTGATTGTCGATCAGTTGCTTGACAAATACCGAAAGATCGGCGCCGGTATTGTATGAGATGTTTGACAAGCGCGCAGTATTCTATGAAAGCAACAGTACTGACAAAGAAGGAAGCGCCGGTACACCAAGTAATCGATCCCGTCACCTTTGCCGTTACTAACTCATGGACAGCAGATGGAGACAATACCACATCAGCAATGGAGCCATCAAGAATCATCGACTGCTCTGTCAACACATTCAGCAGCTCGACCTACAAGTCTTCTCAGGACAACATCTCAACAGCAGACATTGCTCTGAGCATCAATGAGTTCTTGGAAATGCGTTGTGGACCCGAGACCAAGATCGACACTAATGACAGAATCACCAATATCAAGGACTCGACAGGAAAGATCGCATGGGTCGAAGAGGAAAGCAACAATGTTGCTACCGTGTACTCAGTGGTCAGCGTAACACCTGTGCTTGGCCCGTTCAAGGCAGTAGTAGAAAAATACGTAGTGCTTAGAAGATCGGAAGTACAAAGTGGCTAGCAAGAGGAAGGGGTTTCAGATCACACCCGGGTTAGCCGGGTCTTATGCATACGCTGGTTATGTCAAGGGTATCGAAGAGAGCGTCAAGACTGACCTGTTCCTCGGTACAGCCGTAAACGTGATTCACGCCAGATTGGCAGACTCATTCAACCTGGCAATCGACGCTGAGGCAAAGACAAATAAGGGCCAACTGCACCACGTCTACGAAGCCCCATCGACATTCCGTGGAGGAGACACCATCGGTGACCCTCTGTCGAGATTGTGGGTTCACACCTTGGTCGGGCGCGGGCGTAACAAAATTGCTGGTTTCACCTTCCTACCATCGACAGTACCGATGCCAGTCAACCCTATCCTGACTACCCCACCGTATCACGTCAACGAGGGTGTTCACGTCTTCACATGGAAGGCGCCGGTATTCGAATATGCCATGCCAGTAGTTGTTAGACCGCAACTCACTGACCAACTAGCCTATGTCAGAGACGGACAGTTCTTTGCTACAACCAAGCCAAGTAGATTCATCGCCGGTAAGGGTAAGAGCGAAAAGCAGTTCACTTCACGATTCTTGATGTGGTGGGCATCGGGCGGCGCGGTGGAGTTCAAGCGTCAGGGTCTAGACGACCTAATGTCTAAGCAAGTAGCAAGTGTAGACGGTATCAAGAGAGCAACTACACAAGCAGCAAAGAAGAACTTCACACTCTGGCGTTCATCGAATGCGCGCAAAGAGTTTGAAAAAGCACGCAAGCAGGCTAAGATTGACATGGAGAGAAAGCGCGGGCGTTTCATCGATGACGCTGCCAAGAGGAGGATGTTACTGTATGGCTACTGATCACATCAATTTCTGTGACCCGGTGAACAACTATTTTAAGTCACTACTGGACGCAGAGCCACTATCGGTAATCATCGCACCCACTCAGCAGTGGGCAGAAATGGTACGTACAGAAACCCGCCCGGTCATCATCTACTCATGGGTGCTCAACACCATTACCGAGAACTACTTCAAGCGTGATGACAACATCGTCTATACGATTTTCTCGAAGGATGACGAAGTGCTCAGACGTGTAACTAAAATTCTGACCAAGAACTTCAAGGACTACAACGAAGCGGCAGCCCGTGTCAACAGATTTGTCGATGCCAGCCCGGTCGCGGGATTCAAGAATTATGACTACGACTACATTAGTATATACAATGCGTCGGGTATAGAACCAGCCTCCGAACAGGGAGGAAGGGCTAGTATAACAATAACTCTTCGAGTTGGCTACAAAGAGTTTTGATTTCAAAAAAATCTAACCTATACTAGCAAGTGAGAAGATAGACCGCCTAGCCAGCAAAAATTTTGAAAAGGAAAGATGGTGAACAAATCAAATGGCAGAAAGCCGTAACATTCTCGTAGGAGCCGCTCAAGTGTGGCTAACTACTGTGGATTCAGAAAGTGGAGCAGGTACAGCCTGGGACACCGCTTTGAGCAAGGCAACACCTACCGAAGCACCCCCAGCCGCAGATTTCCGCAACGTCGGTTTCACAATGGAAGGTGTTGAAGTTTCTTACGAACCAGACTTTGGTGACGTAGAAGTTGACCAACTTCTAGACTCCGCTCGCGTGTTCAAGCAGTCAATGAGAGTGACAGTTAACACTACACTCGCAGAAGCGACACTTGAGAACCTAGTAGTTGTTTGGGGTCAGCAGAACGGTACACTTACTACAACTGGATCAGGAGCGACAGCCGTATCAACTCTTGATATGACTGGTGGTTCCCTTGGTGACGACCCTGTGGAAAGAGGAATTCTTTTCGTGGGTAAGGCCCCTCGCGTAACCGGTCGTAGAGAAAGAGTCTACCACCTACGTCGTGCGATTCAGACAGAATCTTCAAGCCACGCACTCCGTCGTACAGAAGTAACAGGTCTTCCTGTTTCTTTCCGTGTTCTTCCAAATGCAGCAGCATCCGGTGCTCCATATGGTCGCGTTATCGACAGAGCAGTAACATCAGCCTCAACGTTCTCAGGAACAGGAGCCTGACCAGCAACACTTAGTTAGAACAACACCCGCCTCAGGAAGTCCCTGGGGCGGTTTGTTGCGTCTCAGGACACTTTGAAGTTTCCACTAGAAATGTTATCATATACTAACAACAGAAAGAGAGAAAAACATGGCAGCAACAGTATACACAGTAGAACCAATTGAACTATTCGACGGAACGGTAGTCAACCTCCGTCCGACACCGATCAAGTACTACCGCATCGCCAATAAGAAGATGCTGGACATTATGGACAACTCAACGCTGGACACCGACGGTGATGACACAGAAGAGCAGTTGTACGAACTGTGCGTGTACTGCCTCAAGGTTCTCAAGAAGGACTGGCCCGAGGGTTACGAGTTTGATGCAGTTCTCGATACAGAGACGATCTACAAGGTACTCGCGGTCTGCACGGGGATCGATCTAAAAAAAATGCAGGAAGCAGTAGCGCAGATGGACCCGGAGGAGATGGCGAGGATTCTGACGGCAGTAACAGCGACCCAAGAGAGTGGGACCGAAACCTCGCAGAACTTGAAGGAGCAGCCTACCTCATCGGAGCCTGGCGAAACTTCGAACAACTAGAAGAAGAAATCTCGATCTTTGAGTTACAACTGATTCTAGAAGCACAAGCAAAAATTGAAAAAGAAAGAACATACACTCAAGCATGGATTGCTCACGGAGTAGACCTACGCGCAGAAGAAGAAAAGGCAAGAGTCGCGGCGGTCAAGAAGCGAGCAGAAGCCAAACTTGAAAAGATCAACGGTAAGGTAGAAGGACAAGACTTCTTCGCTGATATCGGAATTGAAATCGTAGAAGAATAAACTAAGGGACTGAACTGACATAGAGAACGTAGGCGTAAGGTTTACCGGAACCTCTGATTTCCGTGACGTAAGCGCGGGGATCAAGAGACTGCAAGCACAGTTTGCTCAACTTGACGATATCGCCAAGAGAGCGGCACGCAACGATATCCTTGCCGACGGCACGATGCTGCCTACCGGTCAATATGCTCAGGCTATCAAGGAACTACAGGAAAGACGTAAGGCATTCAACCTCGCTGCTCAGGCAAGTGGTGTATATCAGGTAGCGGAGATGAAGGTTGTTTCTGGTACCGAGGCATTCAACAATGCCCTTGCCAAGCAGAAGGTTGGCCTACGTGAAGCCTGGGGACAGCGTAAACTACTAGTTGCTTCTATGAAGGAGCAGGTAGCACTACAGAACGCTCTTGGTTCATCCTTCTCTAACCAGACAACAGGTAAGTCTAGAATGGACTTGCTCGTCCCCGCCGGTAATATCGAGAACCTACGCGGGATGCGTCAGGAACTTGGTTACTACAACCAACTACTTTCCTCAGTAGCACACCAGACAGTCAATTGGGGTAAGAACACACAATGGGCCGGTCGTCAGATCACCGTTGGTGTGGGTATGCCTATTGCTATGCTCGGAGTCGGAGCGGCAGCCGCAGCATATCAGGTAGACAAGCAGATGACTCGTATCCAGAAGGTTTACGACACTGCTAATTACGACTACATGACACAGGCTGACGCTCAGATCGCCAAGACCAAGGAACTTAACCAGTTGCGTGAGGACTCTACACGTAATGCAACGGTCATGGCTAAGGAGTACGGTGCCAGCATCAAGGATACCCTAGAGACGCAGGCTGACCTAGCGCAGACCGGTCTTACTGGACAAGACCTTATCAAGACAACTGCGGAAGTAACACGTATTGCTACTCTTGGTGAACTTGATCGTAACGACGCCCTACAAACTGCTATTGCCTTGCAAAACGCATTCGGGCTTTCTGCTGATCAGATGACCGAGAAGTTCAACTTTATGAACTCGGTAGAAAACGCAACGTCACTGAGCATTCAGGACATTGCCGCTGCCACCCCGCGTGCTGCAAGCGCGCTGGCGGGTCTTGGAGTAACAGTTGAAGAAATGACCGTCCTACTCGTAGCGATGAGAGAAAAGGGTGTTGACGCTGCCGAAGGTGCTAACGCTCTAAAGTCTGCTACAACAAGAATCCTTAACCCTACCCGCGCTGCTATCGCTGAGTTCGATAAGTACAAGATCGACGTGGTGAAGATCGTTGAGGACGAGGGCGGTAACTTGTTCAAGGTTCTCCAAAGACTTTCTACGGAGATGAAGGACCTTGATCCACTACAGCGTCAGCAGGCAATCGCCAGACTGTTCGGTACTTATCAGTTCAACCGACTAAACGCTGCCCTTGGTGGTATTGGTGATGCTATGGCCGGGGTTGGAGACCAGACCTCACAGACAGCCCGCGCCATGGACGTAGCAAAGCAATCAACTACTGAGTGGGCACAAACAGCCGACACAGAAATCCAGGCTATCCAAGACAGCCTTTCTGGTCAGTTCCAGATCGCTGTGCAGACACTTTACGCTAACCTAGCACAACTAGGAGAGCCGGTCCTGAGAGCAGTCGTGCCAATCGTCAACTTCATCAGTGGACTGGTAGACTCATTCAACGCATTACCAGAAGGCGTTAAGACGTTTGCCCTTGTTGCTGCCGGTGGTGCAGCACTAGCCGGTGTCGTGCTGATGCTCGTTGGTGTAGTCGCTAACCTTACTGGTTCTGTCATCAAGGCAGGAACCGGTCTTGCACAACTGGCTTTGAGATTCAAGGTGCTGACCCCCGAGCAGCGTGCAGCAGAAATTGCCGCGTTGAGAGCAAAGGCCGCTTTCGACGGAGAAACGACTTCTGCTGAAAGACTAGCCGTAACACTAGGTTTGCTTTCTCGTCAGATGGGTGGACTACCAAACGGTAGACACATCGCACCAATTCCAGGTTCTGTGCCAGAGGCGAACACACCGCTGACCGGTAACTACATGCAGGGACGACACGCAGTTGTCAACCAGCAAGCCGCAGAAGGCGCGGCTGAAACAGCAGGTGCTACAGGCAAGATCGCCAGAGCACTTCCTGGTATCGTGGCAAACGCAGGACTAGTTGCGCTTGCATTCAATACGATGAGCGGTTCATCGAGCGAGACATTCGACAATGTGACCAACATTCTCATGACTGTTGGTCTACTTGGTGCGCTCGTACCTAACGCTGCCTGGGCAAAACTAGTACTTGTTATCAAGGCCGCTGGTGCCGGAGCCAAGTTGTTCGCACTAAGCAGCCTGGCTAGTGGTAAGGCAATGCTTGCAAACGTCAGAAGCGCCGGGGCTTTGAAGAATGTCGTAGGAGGTGCAGCAAGAGGAGCAGGTGGACTACTACTAAGTGTAGGCCGTCTACTAGGACCACTTGGTATTGCCGTTGGTATCTTCACGGCAATCGTTGCTGCGACAAAGGCTATTGACAACAACCTCAACGAAGGTCGTAAGAATGCCGAACTCATGGGCAACGCAGGCGAGGGTATCTCTCAGGTACTCGAATTCACTTATAACCCTGCTCAGGTAGACGAAGAGGGTAAGCCGGTCAACAGCGTATCACTTGACGAACAAAGAGTTAAGGCTATGCAGGAAACCAACGATGAGACTAAGGCTTGGTACGATTCCATCAAGGCCGCTAATGGCGAACTAGAGCAGACTAACCTAGCAATTCAGTTTGCCCTAGCAACCCTGGCCGCAGGTGGTAGCGCAAGCGACGCTTCAAACGCCGTACGCACAGCACTGTACGCCGCCGGTTTTACAGGTGACACCCTGGACAACATGGTTCTCGACGTTACCGCAAGAATCAACTTTGAGTCAGAAGACGCCGTACTTGAAGCGCGCGGGGAGCAGATGGCTGAGGCTCTTCGTACCGGAATGGAAAAGGTTGACAACAAGGGTTGGATGGAAAGAATGTTTGGCGGCGACAGCCAAGCGTCTAACGATGCCAAGGAAGAGGGCGGTAAGGTTGGAACGATGTTCAACCAAGCCTTCGGTGCTGCTGCTACAGATATTGAGAGAAGCAAGGCCGCGACAGTACTTGTCGAAAGCGTTGCGACACAGAGCCAGCCGATGTTCGACAGACTACAAAAGCAGTACTCGGAAGAGTTCAAGGCTCTAGGTATCAACAGCGTTCAGGACTTGACAGAGCAGATGAACAAGGTCAAGAACAGCACAAGTGCGCAACTTGAAGGAGTTGCCAATATCGATGACCTACGTCGTGTCTACGAAGGCGCGGGTGACGAAGTGCTACAGTTCGATGACGTACAAAAGGAAATCATTAGAACCATCGCCCTTGGTAATGACAAGACCAAGGAAAGTGCGGACGAGTACGAGAACCTTAACCAAGTACTCAAGGCTATCGGCGTAGCACCAATCGTCAGCCTGGGCGAAGCACGCGCTCGCTACAACACTCACCTTCGTAAGAATAACGAAGAGTATCAGAAGATGGACGCGGCTGAGAAACTGCAAATTCTTAACAACTTCCGTATGCTTGCTGGTCTAGGACAAGCAACAAGTCTACAGCAGGGGTTCAGCACCGCTACCGGCGGGGCTACCCAGGAACTAGAAGACCAGGCTGAGGCTATGGAAGAAGTGGCTATGACAGCCGACGATTTGACGAACACGCTCAAGTCTGCAATGTCTGGCACCATGAGCAGCATTTACGAAGAGGCTGACAGGCTACTACAACAAAGTAACACTGCTCAACTGGACGCCATGCGTGCAAACGGTGAGGCCGAACTAGACAAGATGAAGGCTCGTGCTGATGCTGACGCTGACCGTTACGACGCAAAGCGCGACGCAATTCAGGACACTCATGCTGCCGAAGACGAAGCACTTAACACACGTCAGGAAGCCGAGACAAAGCGTTTCAACGAACTGTGGCAGCGCAATGCCGATAACGCTGAGACTGCCTGGGAAACTCGCATCGAGAACGAGGAAGCCAAGTACGATGCTGCTATTGAGAAGACAACAGACACACTCAACCGTCAGATCGAAGCACAAGAGGCAGCCTACGATGCACGAATTAAGAAGATTCAGGATTCTATCGAAGCCGAAGAGCGTGCGGAGGATCGTCGTCAGGAAATCTTTGAGGCAGAGCGTCGTCGTATCGAGCGTCTTGCCGCAATGTTCAACCAGACTGTCGATTTTAATGCAGCACTGGCCGGGGGTAACCTGGATGAAGCCGCTAAGATTCAAAACGATGCCGCCGCAACTCAGCAGCAATGGAGTATTGACGACCAGGCGGCTGTATCTGGTGATGCCTCAACTGCTCTAAGAGAGAAGATGACCGGTGAGGTCAAGAAACTTGAAGACCAGAAGTCTGCCGCTACCAAGTTGGCGGAAGAGCAAAGAGATATCCGCATCAAGACGATGGAGGCTGAGAAGGAAGCCCGTATCAAGAACCTTAATCTTGAGCAGGAAGCCGCTATGGCTAACCTCAAGAAGCAGCAGGAACTTGAGGCAACTAGACTCAAGGATCGTCAGCAGGGAGACGCAAAGGCACTTAAGTCACGTCAGGACAGTAATCTCAAGGCTTTGGAGAACCAGAAGCAGAACAATGCTCTGTCTCACCAGAACAACCAAGACAAGTTGAAGGCTGACCTTGATGCTAGCGTTAAGTCAAAGCAGGCTGAGTTCGATAACAACTCAAGAATGCTTGCAGCACAACTAGAAACACTTAAGGCTGCTACACCACGTACCCGCGAGGAACTTGCCGATCACATTGTTAAGGTACAGGAAGCATACGAGAGATACGGAAACGGTCTTAAGTTGCAGGGTGATGCGTGGGGTGCTTATGTCGGTACTGCTCTTGAGACCAACGTAGCGACTGCTGCTGCGGCACTACAAGATGAAATCGACTGGAAGAAGATCGGTCAAGACATTGCAACCGAGATGGGTAGCGCCTACAACCTTTCTGGTGACCAGTTGGTTGAATGGTTGAAGACAGGTAACTTCCCAGGTGGTACCAATAAGGGAGTTGACTCGACTGTAACAGCCGTGCTTAAGGCTTACAAGGATGCCAGTGCTGCTGGTAACCGAGAGGGTGGACTTCATGCTTACCACATCGGAGGAAGCCCGGGATTCAGTCAAAAGGATCGTACCGGCGTCCCTCGCAGTTCATCATTGTACCCATCAGAGACAATGGCGGTCATCAAGAAGGACGAATACGTCATTAACTCAAGGGCTAGCCGTAAGAACAGAGGTTTGCTAAATGCTATCAACAACGGCGGACAGCCAATGGACCTTTCTGGCTCTGATGCTATGGGTGGACCTGACATGGGTGGAATGGGAGCAGGTTTTATCGCCGCTGCCATTGGCAACTCAATTGCCAAGTCTGTAGCCCGAAGTGTGTTTGCATCAGCAGCAGGTAGAATTGCACAAATCGTCGGTACGATGAGCGCAATGGATTCTGGTTACTCAGCGGCTGCCGCAGGTAAGTACGGTGGTACCAACTTTAGTGCAACGCAACTACAGAACGCCGCAACAATCATGAACGTCGGTCGTAGTATGGGTGCTAGCGAGAGAGACCTCATCATTGGTCTTATGACTGCCATGCAGGAGTCAGGTCTTAATAACTTGAACTACGGTGACCGTGACTCAGTTGGTCTGTTCCAGCAGCGTACATCACAGGGCTGGGGAACAATCGAACAAATCATGGACCCCGAGTACTCAGCGGGTAAGTTCTTCGAGGGTCTGCTAAAGGTTAAGGGGCGCAACTCAATGGCCTTGACGGACGCTGCCCAGGCCGTACAAAGATCAGGCTTCCCTAACGCTTATGCTAAGTGGGAAGATGAAGCCGTTGCTATTTTGAATGGTTCCAAGTTGTCGATTTTACCTGAGACGGGTACCGGAGCACAGTCTACCGTAGCCGCCGGTGGTTGGAATCACCCTCTTGGTGGTAGAAGTAACTACAAGAAGTTGTCATCTCCATTCGGTATGCGTCAGCACCCGATCACAGGAAGAATGAAACTGCACAACGGTATGGACTTCTCTGCTAACGGTGGAAAGCCAATCTACGCATCCAAGCCAGGTAGAGTAGCACAGGCTGGTTGGGCCGGTTCTTACGGTAACTACGTACTTATCGATCACGGTAACAACGTAAAGACTGGTTATGCCCACATGAATTCACGTCCTCTTGTTACAGCAGGTCAGCAGGTAACCGGCGGGCAGAGAATTGGTTACGTAGGTACGACTGGTTCATCTACAGGTAACCACCTTCACTACCAGTTGGGTCTACCAGAATGGGTTAACCCGAACAAGCACATTCCTGGTCTACGTGTGGGTGGAGATATCAAGTACGACAACACACTAGCCAACTTGCACAAGAACGAAACTGTTCTTACTGCACCACTGTCACGCGGGTTGAAGGAAGGTATTGGAGAACTACAAAGCGGCAACATGAACAATAACTACACGTTCAACCTTAACTTCAATGACAAGGTTAATGATACAATTGATATCAAGAGAGCCGTGTGGAGTGCTATTGATGAGAAGGACAAGAAGACAGGAAGAAAGAGAGTGATTAAGTGAAGTTTCTCAAGCCCCAATTAATGACGTGGAGCGGTAATAAGATTACTGACCACAACCGTTCTGAGTTGCAGATGAGCGTAGAGCGTATCGAGAACCGTGCTCGTATGGCGGACGGTACGTCGCGCTCGTATGTGATCGCAGACAAGCGTACATTTTCCCTGAGTTGGACAACCGTGCCCGGCACAGCCGCACACACCGTTGACAACTTTTGGGGAGCGCGGGAGATGGAGAACTTTTACAACACCGCTAATGTCTTTACTCTTGTGGTACTAGAAGGAGATGGAAAGATCAGAAACTACACCGTGTACATGAACAATTTCAGTTCAACGCTTGTCAAGCGCGCGGGTAAATATGACTGGTGGGACGTATCAGTGGAAATGGTAGAGGTATGAGAGGTAACCTGACGACAGATCAGTACAACAATGTCAAGAACATTCTCAAGACAAGTTTCAACGTGCGTGACACCAAAACTACCATTATTGCTGAGTGGAACCACAACCGCTACACCCCCGGCATAGTCGTATCCACTAACGGTGATCATGACAGTATTCTGTTCCCCAAGGAAAGTATCGTAGAACCTCGTCGCCCTACTAAGTCTGGTATCGTCAAGGGTTACTTCGGTATTCCTCTCAAGACGGCTGGTTATGTGGGTAAGGTCTACCCGGTTGACGAAGACGACTACTACAAGCACTGGAAGTCAGGTATCAAGAGTTCATCCACATTTGACTCAAGTGGTAACGCACCCGTTTCAGAAAATGTTATTGAAGTAAACTACGGAGACGCGGGGGTTGTGACGAACAAGATTCGCATTCAACTAGAAGCAACCTACGTCAACATCAGACGATACACTATCGATGCCAAGATCAATGGTACATGGAGACAAATTGCCAACCAAGAAAACGCCAAGGTAGACGGCGTGGGTGGTATCAGTATTTACCTCCAAGACGACAACAACTGGTCAAACGCAGAGAACATTACTAATGATGTTAAGGTGCAGTCAGTGAGATTCCGTGTGACGGCGCTTAACGTGCGTTCATCAAGACTACAGATCATTGAAATCTCTGCCCGTCTACGTCAAGACCTGTCAAGCAGACTGACAGAGGCCGGTGCTAATCTAACAGAGGAACTTTCTGATACAGAAGCAGTTGCCCCGCTTGGTGCTGCCTCATCAAACACAGGAAACCTGACGCTCTTCAACAACGACAGAGCCCTTAATTCTGAGAACAAGAATTCTATCTACTACGGCTTGATCGACAAGAACACACAGATGCAGATTTACTTCACAGTCGGCGGGGTCAGAATCTTGATGGCTACTATGCACGTACAGAATTGGAGCAACCAGGACCAAGACGAAGTAAGCGTAGAACTTGAGGACTGTACTTCATTCCTCAAGAACATCACCATGCCAAAGATTTATCTGGAGAACCGTCGCGTCGGTGAAATCATCACGTATATCTTGAACAAATTGGGATTCACCAACTACAACTTTAAGGAAGCCGAGGACGATGTTTCACAGGTTATTCCTTACTTCTGGACAGACGGTGAGTCATCAGCATGGCAGATCATTTCCGACCTAGCCCGTGCCACTCAAACAGCAGTGTGGGTTGACGAGTTCGATGAAATCAATGTGCAGTCTCGTAGAGAAGTTTACAAGAAGAAGGAAACACCCGATTGGGAGTTCTCGAACACTCGCAGAGGTCTAGAACTTTCTGATATCGAGTCCTACGCAAAAAACGGGGAGTACGAGGCTAACGTCGTTAAGGCGAACTATCAGTCAACCGACGTGTCAGCATTCAACAACGGATACCCCAAGATGGAGACTGTCTGGGAGCAGCAGGATACCATGGTGCTCAGATCATCTGCGCTACGTAGAGAACTTTCTCGAACAGATGGTCAGTTCTTGATTTCTGCCGCCGAGTCGCAGACTTGGCCGTACTCAGGAATCGTTAACATTAACGGTGAGTACATTAAGTACGATGGTAAGGAGTACGCATACTACCTACGCGGCGGGAGAGTTACTTATCGTAAGGTCGATTCTAAGGAACGCAAGGACAAACTCGATCAAGCGTCTGACCCTGCCTACAGGTGGAAGAACGGCTTTACGGGTAAGATGTACATTGAGGCAAATGGTAAGAGCCCGATCTTCGGACAGAATATTCCCTCAGGGCGCGGGGCTTTTGGAAGTAGAATTCCTCTTGTATCTACAGCAGTGAACATCGATGCAGTGCTGAGAAACACATACAACAGAAGCATGAACATCGACGGTACCAATTGGGACAAGACTTTTCACAGAGGTAGTTTCGCAACTCACTTCGTACCACCAAAGGGTAACTTCTACACGGCAACTAATTCTTGCCTTCGCATTACCACGGACAAGACCTGGAACACCAGTCACCAATTGCTACTTCGCAGTTTGACACCGAACGGTGCGGTATTTATGGGATTAGGTACCAGACTCAAGATGAACTCTAGCACGCCCAATAAGTTCAACGAAGCCGGGCTTTTCTTCAAGCAAGGTGGACCTGCCAATGGTTCGAACAACGCCGGTTGCTGGTTTGTCACTGTAGTACCTACTAACTCAGTACTAACAGGATTCGGTAAATCACGCAAGGAAGTAAATATCTGGAAGCGTAGCCACACAGGAGTAAGAACATTGGTTGCCACCGCAGACGCCAACATCTTCCAGAACACTTGGTACGACCTCGACGTACGTGTCATCACTGAGCCTTCTCGCATCTTGATCAGTGTATTCCTCAATGGAAGACTAATGATCAACTACACCGGAGAGAGAAACTTCAACACCGGTCCGTATTCTGGACTCATGGCCGGTGGGTACACGCAGGCCGATTACGAGTACTACTACAACACTAACGAAAGATACTCTGGCTCAGATGCTCTCGACGGTAGCGGCACCTACGACAAGCGTAAGGGTGATTTTACCAGCGGTACATTCGACATGGACTACAAGGGCATTAGAAGGTACGACGCCAGAAAGAGACTACCTGACGTATTCACAGACTTTGGTGCCAACGTACACGAAGTCAGAGAAATAGAAGTCAATTTTGAACCATCGCCTGTCCAGCACTCAAGACTGTTCCTCAGCAACGAGCAAATCGTGTGCCCAGAATACTCGTCCGATGCATTCGGCGCCAAGTTCGTGCTGATCAACGCATCGAGAGAAAGCATGGTTGCCAACGGTGAGGACAAAACAACTTTTGGTGCTAACAACCCAATTGACCAAAAGTTGCTCATTTACGGACGTAAGATCAACCAAGAGGACGAACAAGAAATTGAGGAAAGAGACGAAGACAGCATCAGAACGCGCGGAGAAGTAGAGACAGTGTTCTCATCTCCGTACATTCAGACAAAGTCCTTTGCTCAAGAACTTGCTTCATGGATTAGATCAGTATGGGCCAAGGGTTCCATTGAATCAAGAATGAAGGTATTCGGTAACCCAACCATCAAGATCGGTTCCATCGTCACTATCAATTATCCCGATAAAAACATGACAGACTCAAAGCAGCACATAGTCACAGGCATAGACACAGTTCTAGGAAAGGGTATCGAAACACAATTGACACTAAGATCAATTGTGTGATTATGATATGATGGAACAATGACCAATCCTAGATACATCGATCCCGTTCACGCTGTCCCGCCATACGTGGTTGACCTCAGAAATCAGAAAGAGCCCGAGGAAGACTACTACTCGGACCAGGATTATTTTGAGAACGCGCCGGGACCGGAAGAAGGAATTGAAGAGGGTAATGACACCACGGTCAGCGCACCTACATCATTCGACATAGTAGGCCAATACGTGAGACCACAGAAGGACGGAACATTTTTGATCGATGTAGAGATTGAAGTACCTGATATTGACGGGGTACAAGACTTTGAAATAAGAACGGCGGTAGACACATGATAACACCATATGGAAAAGATAGAATTCTTAACACTCTGACAGGTACAGAAACAAGCATCGCTGATACACTTGTTGTCGGTATTGGTGAAGTCATCGACGGTGAGAGCCTGGGGTTTGAGATTACTCGTATTCCAGTTAGCATCACAGGACTCGACAGAGACAACAACAGAATCGTCTTCAAGGGTGATCTGCCACAAGAACTCAGTTGTTCAATTACCGAGGTAGGTCTGTACGCAGGTGAAGCATTTATTCTTGAAGAGGATCAAAACATCAATCTCTTCCCTGGCGGTACAGCGGCGGCAGGGTGGACTACAGCAAATATTTCTGTAGGTCAGTACATCAAAGAAGAGTCTATCAGAGTACAGTCATTCACTTCGGTCAGTGATCTGTCATTCACACTTGACAATTTCGTCAGCGATGATTCGATCAAGGTCTTGACCAGTTCCGCCACAAGTTCAACTCTGACCCTGAGAATTGGTAACGATGCTTCTAATTACTGGCAGTACCTTTTCAACCTGTCAGCCGGTAAGACAATTGCCAAGGTAGCCATCGGTTCAAGAACTACTAACGGAAGTGTCAATACTAGCAACCTGACCTATGTGTCACTACAGGCAACCGCGTCGGTTCTTGTAGAGGGTATTAGATTCGAGAACCTGAGAACCAACAACCCGCAGTACGGACTCGTCGGATATTCTAAGATCGCAAACGTTGACAAACTTACCGGAGAGAACAAGGAAGTAGAATACCCACTGACATTTAACATAGGTGCCTCATGAGAAAGATCATCACAGGACTATCCCCGGGCCAGAAGTACCTCGCTCAATTCAGATCAATCGCAGGAGACGAGGTTTCAGAGTGGAGTCAAATTCTCAGTTTTGAGACAACCAACGACCTCGTTGCACCGGCCAAGATCACGGGTCTCACGGGAGCGGCGGTGGAGAAGAACTTCCGTCTAACTTGGAATGCACCTACAACAAACGTAGATGGTAGCCCACTAACAGACTTCAAGGACTACAGAATAACTGTCGAAACCGGCGGGATCGTAAGAACGTACTACACGTCTGCCACATCATTCGATTTCACATATGACCAGAACGTGTCTGCCTTCACCACACCAAGACCTTCTTTCAAGTTCAGCGTAGCCGCAAGAGACAACTCGCTCAACACCAATAGTGACCAGGCGTCAGTAACGGTAACTAATGCATTCCCGGTGGCAGCGACCAATTTCGCCCTGCTGTCAGTGACTGATGCTTTGCGATTCACATGGACACCGACAACCGATAAGGACGTTGCGCTCTACAGAGTCTACAAGGGTAATACCAACACCACAACGTCTGAGAAGATTTACGAAGGTGCTGCACCGCAGTTCTTGTACGCAACCCAAGACTACAGTGTCCGTTATTTCAGACTGTCAACGGTAGACAATTTCGGACAGGAAACTTTTACGTCCAACGTCCTCCAAGGCGCTCCCGGTAAAGCCGGTAACGACACGACCCCACCTGCAAACCCTGAATGGGTCACCAACTGGTACACCATCGAGACAGACTTGTCGAACCCGTACGTTCTGAGAAAGGACGTGACGCTACGTTGGATTGCTGCGGTGGACACAGATTTCAATAACTACGTGGTTAGTTACCGACGAGCGGGAGCGAGTGCTTTTAGCCAAGTGGTCTCATTCACCAATACCGCCCGTTTGGAGAACTTGTCACCGAACACGATGTACGAGGTATCTCTTGCCAGCGTCGACCGCGCGGGTAACAGATCAGCATTCATCCCGGCCCCTGAGCAACTAGACACAGGCAGAGACACAGAGCCACTACCGAAGCCGTCAACGCCGGTTACTGGTAATTACGTTGGTCAGATGACAGTAGCATGGGACGGTAAGACAACAAGCAATGCCAACATGCCTTCTGACTTCTCTCACGTAGCAGTACACGCTTCGACGTCTAAGGGGTTCACAGTGACACCGACCAACTTTGTCGGTCGTATGAGCACCAACGGGTCAAGTCAAAGAATCATCGTCGGCGGTTTGACATTTGGTAGTACCTACTACGTCAAGTTCGTGGCGTACGACTACTCAGGTAATTCGTCTACTCCGTCAGACGAAGCAACAGGATCACCGAAACTGATCAATGGTAGCGACATTCAAAATGCGTCTATCAACTCTGCTCAGATTTCATCTCTTGAAGCAGGAAAGATTACGACTGGTGAATTGTCTTCTGACACAAGAATTCTCGCAGGTCCAGAACTAGACACTCACGCTGAGTTGACAGGTACCGGTCTGAGAATCTTCGGTAAGACATTGGACATTCTGGATGAAAATGGAAATGTAACTACACCAGGCACTTTGAGAGAGGTTATCAGACTAGGAACTTCATCGAGTGACTACTTCGGCATTATCTCGGAAGATGGACAAACATTGGCCGGTATTAACGAAATTGGGGAAGGTACTTTCCAGAACCTCATCACCAACCAACTGTCTGTCGGTGGAGAGTCACTTGAAGAAATTCTAGATCGTAAGGCCGGTAAACTCGTTGGTCGTTATGCTCGCTCATTCGAACCAAGACCAAGAATTTATCAGGTAGAGCGCGGTCTTGTCGAATTCTACGCACCAATTCGCGGGGGTATTGAGTATACCGTCTACGCCAACTTCCAGATGAATGCTTCAACCGGTGATAAGTCATTCGAAGTATTCCTGAGACAGTCCCTTGACGGTAGATCACCTACGACAACTTCGAGAGTCATCGGTCAAAGAGTTTACACAAATACAGGTAACACATCGGATAGAAACGTACCGATTGACGTTATTGGTAGAGTATTTTCGCCAGTGGACACCACTGCAAGAATTCTTTGTAGTGCAATTGCTTCCGCCGGATCAGTGGCACTTGACAACCGTCTTGCCATGTTTGACATTAGAGAAGAGGGCCCACTCTCAAGTATTAAGATGGGTGGTTCCTCTGACGGTGCCTACACTGATCCTAACAATGGTGGAACTGTCACACCTACACCGCCGCCTTCAAGCGAAGAGCCAAACCCTGAGCCAATCAAGGTAACTACAACTCGTCGCTACCAGTCAACATGGACAGGTATGTACCAGGGTGACAACGCCAGAATTAAGTCGGTCGAGTTCGGTGGACAAGGACAGGCACAGGGAGACAGATTCTCGAATGGTAATAAGCGTTCGCTTTACGGGTTCCCCGAACAGATCGTCAACGACCTCGCCGGTGCTGAAATCAACAGTATGCGTCTGTTCCTACAAGCGGGTTCTGCTGTGTCCAACACAGGTACAAGAACAAGAATCGGAGCCCACGGATCAGTCAACCGACCTGAGAACACCATGAACGGATTGACTGTTTACGTCGAAAGACTTGGAAGACCACTGATCAGAAAGGGGCAAGGTATTTGGGTCAGAATCCCAACCGACAGTTTTGCCAGTTGGAAGAATGGAACATTCAAGGGAATCATGATTGGGCCGGGTTCATCGAGTGACCCGCTTCACGAAATATTGTTCAAGGGAGCCAGTGAGGTAGGGGCACCTATCTTAGAAATCACCTACACGAAGTGATATAATCAACCAATGGATAATGTCAAGTTAGTAGACGTTCAAAAAGAACAAATAGAAATACTCAAGGATATCAACGCTACGCTGCTCGAAGAGTTAGCGAAGTGGAGAGCATTCGGAAGGGAGAAGCACGGTGGCAGTACAGAACTATAGCCCGGTCCAGTGGAACGGGGAGGACATTGAACTTGATAAACTCAAGCAGATGGCGAACAACGATCAATTCTTGTTCGAGAATATGCCCAAGATGTTGTTCAAGGGTAGCATCAGCAAGGCCGGTGGTATCAGAATTCTTGCTGGACGAGCACCTGTACCGGCTAACCCTACTAAGATGTACTCTTCAAAAGAGGTATACTTTGGTTCGTTCTTTACGTCAGGGTGTCAGCCAATCGTCGTAGCCACACCAAGAGCAGAAGGTGGAAACTACGGAAGCAAGAAATTAATCACCGTCAAGGGTCTAGGAAAGTCAGACCCTGATCATCGTGGAGCAAGCCTAATCTACCACAGCGCGGAAGCAGCGAATGCACCAATTCAAGCACGTACCGTACGCGGCGGTGTGATTTATTGGATCGCAATTGGTTGGTAAGCACTTGACAGACTCAAGCCGCCTTGCTAACCTTTGGTTTATACTTGGAGAAATAGAAGAAAACTAGTAAACTAAACAAGACAAGAGTTAAGAAGTAAGTTTGAACTACAGAACTTGTTCTGTAGTTACTAGCAACTTGTTGCTAGTTAATATAACAAATACCCGCGAGCGCGGGAGAAGGCTACTCTAAATGTTAGAACTACCCACTAACGACAAATGAATATCTCTTGCCTAACATGTAATAATAAGTTCTTCACAGAGAATGACATTACTGGTTTTTGCACATACCTGTGCTACCAGAACTGGACCAGTGTGGTATGCTTTCCCACTAACTGCAAGAAGAACTTCTACAATAAGAAGAGAAGAGCCATAGTAGAGGCTGGGGACAAGATCAATAGGATATTGTTGTCTGAGGACTTCAACTGGATATGTCAGTTGTGTTTTCAACCTATACATCCTAATAAGAGATTCCCCGACCAACTATCAAGTTCTGTAGATCACATCATTCCTTTGTCCAAGGGTGGTAAGCATATTTTCGAGAATGTCCAACCAGCACACCTTAAGTGTAACTTGGAGAAGGGAGATAAATGGGTAAAATGTTGATCAGTCAGGATATCATCGATGGAGTTCTTGAAGATTTCACCAATGATCCTAACACCACATATATGGATGCTTCTAGGAAGTGGGATATCAGCCGGGAGACAGTCAAGAACATCTTGTACCGCGCCGGTTTTAAACTTCCTTCCCGCCGTCCTGACAACAAGGCAGAGCACACGCTTTGCACCCAGGAACGTAATGAGCGTAACGGTGTCAGTTCAAAAGCACCTACCGAGTTGACACGCTCACTGTGAGTGATAGACTTGCACCCAGACACCCCGCTTAGGCTACTAGGCGGGGGTTTCTAGTAGAAAGAGAATATATGAGCGAGCACAGAGCCTTTTTCGCCAGTGACATTCACTTCCCGCGCCACAACAAGCGCCACGTAGAATTGATGTTGAAGGTAATGAAGGCATGGCAGCCGCACAGTGTAAACTACCTCGGAGACATTGACGACGCAGACTCTACAAGCCGTTGGTCAGAGGGTACACCTGATGCAATCGTGGGTATTGGCGAGGGCGGGGTCAAGGAAACGACCGAACTGTTCCGCCAGACCAGAGAGATGCTGCCGGAAGCACAAGTAAGAATGCACGACGGTAATCATGGATGGACCAGGCATCGTCAGTATTTGGAGAAGAAAGCACCAGCACTTCTCGATATCGTGACGATTGACAGTTTGTACCACTATTCAGATCATGGTGTACTGTGGCACAACTACGATGAGCCGCCGGTGAGGCTGTTCGATGGTGGTAGTCTGTTCGGACACCACGGAGAGTCAATATCCAAGCACGCCGGGGAGTCTGTGAGGAATGACTGCCTCAATTGGGGTATATCCCTTA